ATAAAACGCTTACCCTGCCCACGGCAACGGCAACACTAGCTTCTACGGATGCTAATACGTTCACGGGAGTGCAGACCTTCCCAGCGGGATCGGTATCAGCCCCATCTATCACCACCACAGGCGACACTAATACGGGTGTGTTCTTCCCTGCTGCGGATACGGCTGCGATTGCTACGGGTGGTAGCGAGCGGATGAGGGTTGATTCGTCGGGCAACCTCGGCTTGGGGGTGACGCCGAGTGCTTGGCAATCTTCATCTAAGGCGTATGAATTGGGTTCCGCAGGGACAGCCCAAGCCTCGTGGCAAATCACAAGCAGCGGGTATATGGATATTTCCCGAAATGCCTATGTTGCCTCTGGAGGAACATCAACCTATAAATACAACGGTTATGCGCAGCAGTATCGTCAAGACCCTAACGGTCTACATTCTTGGAGCGTAGCCCCCTCCGGCACTGCGGGCAATGCGATTACGTTCACGCAAGTTCTTTCTGTAGATCGCGCAAAAACGCTTGCTCTTGAGGGTGCATCAACTCAAACCGGCACCGGCATCACCTTCCCCGCCACGCAATCTGCATCCTCAAACGCTAATACGCTGGATGATTATGAGGAGGGGACTTGGACACCGACATTAAAAGAAGGAACTAATACATTAACTGCTGGAACTAATGGTGGATATTATACAAAGATTGGTAATCAAGTAACAGTTTGGATAAACATACAAGATATAAATAAAAGTGGTTCGGGCAACTTATCAATTACTGGTCTGCCCTTTTCTGCGAATGCAGCCAACGACAGATTTATTTCCGGAGCAATTGCTTTTAATAGAATAGATATACCGGCAGGAATTGGTAGCCCTTACGCAAACATACCAAATTATAGCTCTTTGCCAACAACACTATATTTATTTTGGAACACAGATGGCAATACCAACGGTCAGCAATGGACTGCGGCAGATTTAGCAGATAACACTTCGGCTGATATTGCTTTTACCTTGACTTATTTTGTTTAACTACCTACACCGGACTAGTGTAGACGGACTTTTAACAAGGAGCATTAAATGGCAATCGAGAAAGTAAAAGTAATTGACCAAATCACAGTCACTGAGAATGGCATCATCCTGTATCGGGAAGCAACCAAGATCATTGAGGATGGTGTAGAACTCACAAAGACTTACCATCGTAGTTCACTGACACCCGGACAGGATCTCACAGGGCAACCCGACAAAGTGATTGCTATAGCTCAAGCAGCGTGGACTGCGGATGTCATTGCGGCTTATCAGGCTTCCCAAGCATGAAAACACTAGACTTTAACCTGACCGTGGAAGAGGCTAATCTGATCATGCAGGCATTGGGCAATTTACCTTATGCACAGGTATCAGCCTTAGTGGACAAGCTGCGTGAACAAGCCAAGCCTCAGTTGGAAGAGGCGTAATGGAAGATAAAGCCCACGAGCTAGCCGTTCTCAAGGCGCAAGCCAGAATCAAGCTAGAGGAACTCAAGGCTCAGGACTCAGCCAAAGAGGTTGCTGGTAAGGCTATCGGTGAAGATGGGCTGCTTTACATCTTCCTGATCGTACTTGTGGGTGTTGGTGCGTCCCTCTTTTTGGAAGGCGAAAAAATTGCTGCTGTTATGGGTCTTCTTGGCGCTTCACTTACTGCACTTATCCAGATGTTAAATGGCATCGCCGGGACCGCGCCCAAGCAAGAAAAGCCCGAATTTGAAGTCATCAAGGACTTGATCACACGCCTTGACAAACTGGACCGTGCCGAGCCGCCTATGCAAGTGGATGTTGAAGGCTCCAAGGTAACGGTTAAGAAAGGTGCCGACATCGTAACGGCTAAGGGGTAATTATGCTTTCACTCCTCTCCACACTCGGTGGGCTGCTGATCTCGGGCCTGCCCAAACTGCTTGATTACTTCCAAAACAAAGCCGACCAAGCCCATGAGCTTGAGCTTGCGAGGATGCAATCGGAGCGAGAGCTAGCCTTAGCCAAGGAAGGTTACATTGCCCAGCAGCGTGTAGAAGAGATCCGTACCGACCAGATTGCCATGCAGACTGACGCTCAAATGACAGTGGCGGCGCTGGATCACGACAAGCAGATCATTGAGAAATCCAGCAAGTGGGTGGTGAATTACATTGGTACGGTGCGGCCTAATGTCACTTATTTGCTCATCTTGGAACTGATCGCTATCAACGCTGTGCTTGCGTATTACGTCTGGCAGCACCCACACCTTGTCCAATCTATGGACGACCTGATCAAAGTTGCCGAGATTATCTTCTCGGACGATGAGATGGCAATGATAGGTACTATACTAGGGTTTTGGTTTGGCTCTAGGAGTTGGGGTAAAAAATGACTATCGGCGTATACGCAGTTGTTAACAAAATCAACGGGAAGGCTTATGTTGGAAGCTCGAAACAGGTAGAGCTAAGGCTTATCCATCATAAGTCATACATAAAAACAGGATTGTTTCTTCACTATCAAGGTTTTGAAGAGGATGCAAAAAAATACGGTGTTGATGCGTTTGACTTCAAATTATTGAAGGAAACGGAAACTATACAAGAGGCGAGAGAGTTGGAAGAGGCTTTTTTGGAACTATTTTTAGATAAGCTATACAACAAATCACCAGACGCGAACGGATCTTCTGGAGTTAAACGCGACCCAGAAGTTTATAAAAAAGGAGCGGCTAAACGCCTTGCGGATCCAGATTTTACGTCGCGCTTGAGCCAAGCGTGCAAAGGAAAAAGAGAAGTTATAACTTGCCCTCATTGTGGCCTTTCAGGCGGAGGCGGCAATATGCGTCGCTATCATTTTGATAAGTGCAACAAAAAGTGAAGACAGGGCAAGCCGGTATTGAGTTGATGCACCAGTTTGAGGGACGCAAGCTCAGGCCTTATCTTTGCCCTGCTCACCTGTGGACCATAGGATACGGCCATGTGCTGTACCAAGATCAGATCAAATTACCGGTAGTGAGGAAAGATGGTTATACCGGCATTATTCGCAAGGAGTACCCGCTCGCAGCCAAAGATAATCGTGCTTGGACGCAGGAGGAGGTTGATCGCCTTTTTGAGGATGATCTCGTCAGTTTTGAACGCGGTGTTTTGCGAATGTCTCCTAATCTTGCTGGCAATCAGTCACGCTTCGACGCTGTGGTTTGTTTTGCGTTCAACTGCGGGGTCGGTAATTACCAGCGGTCTACAATAAGAATGAAGAACAACCGTGCCGACTATGAAGGTGCGGCAGAAGCGTTTATGATGTGGACTAAGGGCGGGGGCAAGGAATTACCAGGATTGGTGCGCCGCCGTAAAGCTGAAAAAGCTTTGTATCTACGGGGTGCGTAATGCCATTCCTCAAGCTCAATTTTAGACCTGGGGTCAACCGCGATCAAACGAGCTATTCCGGCGAAGGTGGTTGGTACGAATGCGACAAGATCCGATTCTTTTCAGGCTATCCACAAAAAATCGGTGGGTGGGAGAAAGCTACTTCGTATTTCTTTTTTGGGGTATGCAGACAGTTATTTAATTGGATTACCTCATACAACGACAACATGCTTGCGTTGGGGACCGACAGTCACGTTTATATAGAAGTTGGTGGGTTTTACTACAACATAACGCCTATAGAAACTTCAGGCACTACAGTAAATACGACGACGTTTGCCGCCACTAACGGTTCTTCCACGATTACAGTTGTAGATAGTAGCTGTCCAGCAAATCGTGCTGTAGGTGATTTTGTTACCTTTAGTGGGGCGGCAAGTCTTGGTGGGAATATTACGGCTGCTGTGATTAACCAAGACTACGAAATAACAGAAATTGTTAATGCAACGTCTTATAAAATATCTGCTAGATCTGCAAACCTGAATACTATCGTACCGGTGCTCGCTAACAGTTCGGACTCTGGTAGTGGGGGCGGCGCCGTAACAGCGGTCTACGGTATATCTTCTGGTTACCCGCTTACAACTTATGGGTATGGTTGGGGTGTAGGAGGTTTTGGGTCGTTTGCTTGGAGTTATGGCGGTAGTAATCCTATTGCTTTGCAACAACGTGATTGGTGGTTTGATAACTTTGATAATGACCTCGTGATGAATATTCGTAACGGGGCTATTTATTACTGGGAGCGTGGGTCAATTAGTAACCCAACAACAGCGTTAGGAGTTCGTGCTGTTTTATTATCCTCACTTACCGGTGCCGCGAGTGTTCCTACTACAGCCATGCAAGTGCTGGTATCCCAAAATGATAAACATCTTCTAGCCTTTGGTTGCCAGCCTTATGGTGGGGCATCAACAGATTTTGATCCGCTTCTTATCCGTTGGGCAAATCAAGACGAACCACAAAACTGGGCACCTAATACGACTAACTCTGCTGGGTTTCTTCGCGTATCTAGGGGGTCTAAGATTGTCCGTGCGTTAGCAACACGCCAAGAAATTTTAGTTTGGACAAACTCCAGCCTTTATTCGATGCAGTATCTGGGTACAACCGATGTGTTTGGTATTCAAGAATTAGCTGACAACATATCCATTATCGGGCCACGTGCGGTAACCACGGCTAACAACGTCACGTACTGGATGGGGCAGGACAAGTTCTATGTGTATTCAGGTCAGGTGCAGACATTACCTTGCACACTACGCCAGTATGTCTATCAAGATATAAATTTTGCCCAAGCCGATTCTATTGTGTGCGGCACAAATGAGGGGTTTACTGAGATTTGGTGGTTTTACCCTAGTGCGGATTCCAATTGGAATAATCGGTATGTCATCTTTAACCACTTAGAAAACGCTTGGTACTACGGTGAGATTGTGCGTACGGCTTGGCTGGATACGGCACTTCGTAGTAATCCAATCGCTTGTAAAACAGGTGAGGATGAAGATGTAGGTTATGTCTACGCGCACGAAGATGGAGTCAATGATGACGGCGCTCCAATGACCTCATATATCCAATCTTCGGACTTTGACTTGGGTGATGGTGAGCAGTTCATGCTTACCCGTCGGTTGTTGCCTGACTTTAACTTCACGGAGTCAACAGCCGCTTCACCGACCGTAACGATGACTATGCGTCCTAAGAGGTTCTCAGGAAGCGCTTACGCAAACACAGCGTCAGATACTCAGAGTGTAACGTCTAGCAGCGCAACGATTGACCAGTATACAGAGCAGGTGTTTATACGTGCCCGTGGTAGGCAGATGGCGCTTAAGGTTGAGTCTACTGAGTTAGGAGTGCAATGGCAGCTAGGTTCGCTTCGTCTTGACGTACGCCCGGATGGTAAGAGATAGTCATGGCGCTTGTTGGGTTCAGGGCACCTGCGCTACCGCTACCGCCTCCGCAGTACGACGTACGTCAGCAAAACGAGCTTAATCGTGCATTGCGTTTGTACTTTAACCGACTGGATTCGTTGTCTCCTAACGAGGCACAGTCTTATCGTGCGAATCAATTTATTGGTGGGTCATTTAATGGGGTCAGTGTAACCGCAAGCACGCTTTCGGGGTTTGGATCTGGACTGGTTGTGCCATACGGCGCGTTTCAAGATAGCACTGATCAAATTGCTGCGAATACAACAACTGCTTATCCAGTAACGTACAACACGACTGATTATTCAAATGGAGTTTTTGTTGAGAGTAGTTCAAGAATTACTCCTTATATAAGCGGTTTATATAATCTTCAATTTAGTATTCAATTAGTTAATACTGATTCACAAATTCATGACATAGATATTTGGTTTAGAAAAAACGGTACAAACATAGCGAACTCAAATTCTAGGTACTCCGTGCCAAACAGTCATGGTGGTATAGATGGGCATCTAATTGCCGCGCTTAATTTTTTTACAGAGTTAAACGCTAGAGACTACATAGAAATCATGTGGAAAACTGACGATGTCGCTGTTAGTATCCAAGCGTTACCTACTTCGTCTAGTCCAAGCAGGCCCGCCATTCCTTCTGTAATTGCAACGCTGTCATGGGTTTCTGCTATTCCTAATCGCTTCGTAATTAATCCAACAAAGTCTCTTACACTAGCTGGCTATGCGCCAACTGTGACTATTGCTTGAGGTAAATCATGGCTATAACTTCTACAGACAGACGTGCTATTGAAGGTGATCCAATAGACGCTCCTTTATATACTCAGTCGCAACTCAAACAGTTAGCCGATGCCGCAGCACAAGCCTATTGGTCTGGTTCTGGTGTGACGCTACAAGAAGCTGCGGGACTTAGAGCTATCCTTGGAAATCCGCTTCTAACAAATACTGAGCTTGCTGAAACAATTTCACAAGCTTTTGGTGGGCAATTATCTGCTAATACAATCCAAGCAGCATTAGCGGGTAGGGATTTCTCTCCCCCTGAAGTCCGCGCACAAGTTCAACAAGAGGGTATACCTGGGTATATTGAGCCTGCGGATACAGGGGGTACTACAGGGGGTACTACAACCACTACAGGGGGTACTACAGGGGGTACTACAACCACTACAGGGGGTACTACAGGGGGTACTACAGGGGGTACTACAGGTGATACTACAGGTGGTACTACAGGTGGTACTACAGGTGGTACTACAGGGGGTACTACAGGGGGTACTACAACCACTACAGGGGGTACAGGGGGTACTACAACCACTACAGGGGGTACAGGGGGTACTACAACCACTACGGCCACAACAAACACTGTCCCTGATTGGACGGCGTACGGGAAGATGGTGCCTGGGTTGCAGGCTGAGTGGGAGAAGTTAAAGAATCAGTTTCAAGACCCGCGTTTCCCTACCGTCGAATCGTATGCTCAATGGCATTACAACAATATCGGTAAGAACGAAGGGCGTATTGTTCCTCAAATATCAATGGAAGATTTTGCGGCAAGGGCGCAAGCCAACGCTGTTTTCCAAGCTAACCAACCTCAACTGCTTGCACGACCTGCTGCTGAAAGAGGACTTGCTGCTGCAAGAGCCGCAATTGCGGCGCAGCCGTTTACAAAGTCTGGGCTACAGGCTGCTTTGGATGTAGGTATTAATACGGCACTCCCCCCTAATTTTGCAAACTTTAGTGATGCTCAAAAAGTTGCTTGGGCAAATGCTAACCGTGTAACTCCAACACAGCTAGCTTCGATTGGGCTAACAGACGCAAACCTTAACTATCTACAAAGTATAGGCTACAAACCTCCAGGCTCTACGATGCTTGCAGGAGCATCTACAACTTTGCCGTCGTATGTATCAACCGCTACTGCGCCTACTTTAAAGACTACTTTTGATACGCTTGATGTGATACAAGCTCCACGGGATCTTGGAAATCTTGGTCAGTTAGCTGCGGGTAATTCAGTTATCGCTCCTGTAACAAAAAACATGGGTGGGCCAATTGCATTTGCAGAAGGGAAAGAAGTTACTGCACCTAAAGAAATGGCTAAGTATTCGTTGAGCGATTTTGGATTGCCAGAATACGTTGACGAAAACTATATGTTCACACCAGCCGTACAAAAAGTATTAGCTGGCTACAGAGAATCATTACCACGAAATGTCGTATTCAATCCGCTACTAGAAACTGCTGAACGTGAGGCTAGGGATAAAGGTATTGATGCGTTAGCAGAACGTATGCTGATGGTGCGACAGGGTCGTACAGGTGCTGAGTATTTCCCAGCTTCTATGTTTGAGAGTACAGCTCCGGCAACAATGTTTGATGAGCGCGGTAATAGAATTCGTCCTCTATACCAATACGCCGAAGGTGGTGGTGTCGGTCGTGGGCTAGGTAGTATTGCCATGAAGGGCTACGCAGAAGAAATGGCGCAGAAAGGTCGGTTTGGCGACACGATGCTAGCCCACATCAGTCCCGAAGAAGCTCAGATGCTACAAGCGATGGGTGGTGCGGGGACTATAAATCCACAGACTGGCTTGCCTGAGTACTTCAGTTGGAGAAAGTTATTTAAGAAAGCTGGCCCTATTTTGGGTATTGCTGCATCGTTACTTGGTGGGCCGTTAGCCGGTGCGCTTGTCGGTGGAATCTCTGGTGGTATGGGGGGTCCAGGCGAAAAATTTAACTGGAAGCGTGGGCTGTTAACGGGTATTGCTTCCTACGGGTTAGGACAGTTAGGCAAAGGTTTAACGGGTGCTGCTGATGCAGGTGCAGCGGCTACTAGCACTGTTCCTGGCGAGGTTGCTAAGGGACTTACTACTGATATAGCAGGAGAAGTTGCTAAAAATATTCCTACACAAACTGCACCAGCTATCGCTGGGGACGCTGCTAAATCTATTATGTTTCAAAACGCAGGGCAAACTGCCGCGCAAACAGCAGTACCTGCTGCCGAAAATATAGTATCAAGGGGTATGAGTGCCATAGCAGATAGAGGAACGACTTTATTTGAAGGTGCTAAAAACCTAGCCACCAATGCCCCCGGTGCAGGAGAAGCATTTAAAGCCGCAGCCGGTATGACTCCATTCCAAGCAGCAGCCACTACGTTTTTACCAACGATGTCTATCAGTGGTATGGATGAAGCTACACGTCAACAGATGCAGATTCAAGCTGAAGAAGATGAAAGAAAGAAACGTGAGGAACAGTACCGTCAACTATTCGCTAGTACATTAGGTAGTGTCAATGTCGCTGGGGGCGGTGAGATTGCCGCTATGGTTGCTGGAGGTGCCACTGGGCCTGCTAACGAACCTCGCACAATAAATGGCGCAGGGGATGGCATGAGTGATAGTGTGCCTGCTACCATCGAGGGTGTTCAAGAGGCTCGTCTTGCCGATGGAGAGTTTGTGATCCCTGCCGATGTTGTTGCAGATCTAGGTAACGGCTCCAGTAACGCTGGGTCTAAGAAACTTTACGCCATGATGGATCGAGTTAGAAAAGCACGACATGGCACAACAAGACAACCGCCCGAAATCAATATGGGCCGTATGATGCCTGCTTGAGGAACGCATTATGTCTACTACATCTACAGTCCAAAATATATCCCCAGATATTCCCAAAGTCCTTGAGCCGTTTTACACAACGCCAGACACGGGGTTAATTGCAAGGGGCATTGGTGCTATTTATCCTGGTGGGTATTCAGGACAAGAAGCCTACCTTGCACAGTACGCTCCTGTATTTGAAGCGGGGTTAATGGGTGCTGGCTCTGTTGCGGGGCTTTCTCCACTCCAAAAGCAAGTCGGACAGACTGTTAGCCAGATGGGTATACCTGACCAGTACGGGTTGGGAGTACAGGCGGGGCAAGCTGCCGCTGCTGGTCTGCAAGGGCTGCAAGGGTTTCAAGCACAAGGTGTTGCCGCGCCTGACCTAACAACGTATCAGATGGCTGGGCCGCAAACGTTTTCGAGCGATATTGCCAAACAGTACATGTCACCTTACATGCAGTCGGTGGTTGATCGACAGCAAGCGGCAGCAATCAAAGCAGCTAAAGAAGCACAGTTAGGACAAAATCTTGCTGCGGCGCGTCAAGGCACTTATGGGGGTGCGCGACAAACATTACTCCAAGGCCAACGTGAGTCTGGACTGCAATCACAACTTGGGGATATTCAGGCTAGAGGTCTACAGTCTGCGTTTGAAAACGCTCAAGCCCAGTTTGAGCGAGATCGTGCGGCACAGATGGGTGTTGGTGGACAGAACTTACAAGCTGCACTTGGTGTTCAACAACTTGGTGCTGGTCAGTCTCTACAGGCGCAACTTGCTAATCAGGCAGCGCAGCAGCAGGCCGCACAGACTAGGATGGGTGCAGCTCAAGGACTTGGTGGGTTGGCAGGTACGTTTGGTCAGCTTGGCACACAACAACTTGCAGGTCAGCTTGACGTACTTAAAACGCAGGGTGCCTTTGGTGACTTACAGCGTGCGCTTCAACAGCAGCAGATGGATGCCCAGAGACAGTCACTTATCGACCAAGCACAGTACGGGCAGACACAAGTTGGTCAACTTTCTAACCTACTGCGTGGTATACCACTGAGTGCGGCAACGCAGACAACGACAACGCCCCCACCGAGCTTTGCTAGTCAATTGACTGGCTTGGGCTTGACAGGGATTGGGCTGTATAACATGCTTGGCGGGGGTGCTAAATGAGCCTTCGGACACTAGAAAAAGCCGTTAATAGGACCGCAGATCGTACGGTTGGCGATATTGTTGCTACCTATGGATCTAACGTGCAACGCCTAAAGATGGACGCTGCTGCGGGAAAGATTGACCCCACGACGGCGCTTATGGCAATGATGACGATCCAACGGATTGTTGCTGCAAACACTCAACCACCGTCCGGTTCTACCGTAGCTCAGGATGTTGGGATGGCACCGCCTCCACAACCGATGGGCATGTCTGCTATGGCCCCCCAAGCCGCGCCGCAACAACCCCCAACACGTATGGCCTACGGCGGTCAAGTTGCTATTAGTAATAACCAAGTGCCGTCACCTGCGATGGAGCGTGGCATCTCCGGCCTACCCGTGCCTGACAACATGTTTGACTATGCTGATGGCGGCATGATTGCATTTGCTGGTGGCGGTGATGTGCAGCGGTTTCAGACAGGTAACCCCGTACAAGCACCCACAGAAGTATTTTTACTGCAAAGGTTGTTGCAGTCTGCGATAGCTAATGGCGAACGTCCAGAAAAGATTGCGGAAATTCAAGCTGCATTAAACGCTGCTAGTGGTAAGACGGCTGCACCCGCCGCTTTACCTGCCGCTACGCCGACAGCGACGCCTCCCGCTACGGGAGAAGGTGTGCGCGGACCGGGTATAAGCCTCCAAAACGCATTACAGCAACTAAACCAACCGATAGATATTTCAAAGCCAGACTACGCAGCTTTGCGAACTCAAGCTAAAGAGATGTATCCAGATGTTAATATAGAAGCGCCTGATAGGGATAAGATTGCTACTGAACAGTTAGAAGCTGCTAAAAAGTTTGGTTATGACCCGAACCTGACAGCTACGCAAAAGGCAGAGTATGAGACTGAACGTGAAGGGCTAAAAACGCAGCGTAAAGAAGCTGCTGATATGGCGATACTCAAAGCAGGTCTTAACATCCTTGGTGGTACGTCACCTTATGCCTTCGTCAACATAGGTAAAGGTGGTAGCGAAGCGGCACAAGAGTTTGGTAAAGATATCCGCGAGATCCAGAAACTAAGCATGCAGCTTAAGAAAGAGCAGCAGGCGCTTGAGCGTGCAGCTAATCAGGATGCTTTGCAGAGATCTGACAAGACCGAAGCTGCGTACCGCGATGCCTTGGCTCGCAAAGAAGCTGCTGAGCAGAAAGTGCTTGATCGTCGTGCCTCTACGTTTAACTCGCTTGTAAACGGCGAGTACGGTAGCTTACGTGAAAAGGCGCAACAAGCTGGACAGAACCTACGACAGATTGCTTCTACATTGGGAAGTCTTGAGCAAGTTGAGCGTACAACTGCGGCGTATGGCGGCGACCGTCGTTCTGAGTATGCGCGTGCTACCGATACAAATTATGCTGAATTTAAACGGCTAAGAGATGCAGGTGATCCTGAGTACGCTGACAAGTCCGACACTGAGCTTATGGTTATGGCTAGTGATAAGACGCAGAGGCAGATGCGTCAAGCAGCGCCGAGAGAGATGATCGCTGGGGCTGCTGCTTCTCGTGCTGATACTGAAAGGGAAGACAAAAGAAGTAAGCTTGAAAATAGAATACGCCTGATGGATAGAAAGTATAAGGATCTTATAAAGCAGGGGAAAACTGCCGAGGCTGAACAGTATCTTACACAAAAAGTTGATAAAGATTTACCTAAAATTTTAGCTTCTGCGTCATCAGAGAAACCTGCCGTTACGCCTCCCAAACCTACTAACCTACCTGCCAATACTAAATTAGGTGCATATGTTCCAGATAAAGGGTGGGAAGTTTATGGCGCTGATGGGGCTTTAAAAGGTTATATGCAGCGATGAAATATAGGTTCGTACCTTTAGAGGAAGAAGAGCAAAAGTACACGTTTGTACCTTTGGAGTCTTTTGCTCAACCTGAACCTATCACTGGCATGGAGTCGGCGTTTGCACCGACTGCACCGACAGAAGGCCCGAAGCGAAAACGTTCGGTAATGGAGGGTTACAAAGCTGAGCCGACACCGTTGATTCAAGCGATGGGCGCTCCTGTTAGCCGAGGTGAATACGACAAAATTCGTAGTCTGTACGACATTTCTACGCCAGAAGCTCGGCTTGAACTAATGGGGCGTGACGACTATGTTGGTAGCGTAGCTCGCGCTATTGATGAAGAGTACCGTCGGTTTAAGCCTGCTGCACCTTCAACTAAATCATTAGACCCTAGACGAGAAGCAAGAGCTGAAGAACTTATACGGCGAGGTGCCGATTACCAAGTTGCACAGCTCAGAGCGCAACAGGAGATGGAGCTAGGGCTACCACCTACGCCTTTAGCGGTTGCTCAAGAGACCCCACCTGAAACAACTGAAGCTATAGAGACACGCAAGCTATTAGCTACAGAAGGACTTCTTGCTAGGGCTGGCGTTCGTGGCGTTACTGGCATCAAGCAAGGATTTGCGGGGGCTGCGGAGGCAGTAACTGATTTAACTGGAGATACAGAAGCTTCTAAATACTATGAACGTATAGGGCGTCAATCCGACACCTTTTTAAAACAGCTAGGCGACCCTAAAGGTTCTACGTTAGCGGCTGGGTTTGAAGGTGCGGTTAACTCAATTGTCCAACAAGCACCGGGGTTAGTGCTTGGGGTATTGGGGGGTTCAGCACCTGCATTAATGTACATGGGTAATCTTGTATTTGGACAAGAATATTCCGCAGGTAAGCGTGCAGAACTTAGTCCTCAAGAGGCTGCTGCTCGCGCTGGGCTAATGGCCGCAGCAGAAGTTGTGTTTGAACGGTATGGTCTAGGGGAAACTTTAGCAGGTATACGTGCCGCTGCTAAAGGTGTGCCTACTAGCAAGCTAGCGGAATATTTTGGTAAAGCTATAGCCAAAGAAGTCCCCGCAGAAATGGCGACTACGACAGCACAGTTTGGTGTTGAAACAACCCCCGGTATAGGTCTTACCCCCGATGCTACCGCGACTGATCTTGTTAAGCAGTTAGCGGATACTGTTATACAAACAATACTTCAAACGGGCACTCTTGGGGGTGCTTCATTTGTTGCTAGTGAAGCACGGAAAGCCATACCAAAGATTGGTGCAGGAGAACGCGATGTCACCATACCACCTAGTCAACGACCTTCCCCTACGATTAGTGGAGAGGGCATTCCAATTTCTGGAAGACCCGAACGAACACTTGCCCCCGAAGGAGTTGCAGGAGCTGAGCCACCTTCAGTGGGAGTGCCTTCGGTTCCTGCTGTGGAGCCTGTACAGGGAGAGGGAGCACCGCCTCCTGCATTAGATGTACGCAAGGAAATCGATACTCTACTCGACGAATACGCAACGATTGATCCTGTAGCTGCGGGTGAGTTCCGTACATTATTCGTAGACCCCAACGCAACATACACCCAAGATGATGTTGATATTGTGCGTGAAATTGTTAACGACGCACGTAGATTAAAGGAAGAGGAAACCCCCAGTGCCACTGAAGCCACCGAAGCCCAGCAAGCAAAAGAAGAGGGAGCAGCAGCGCCTGCTGAAGGAACAGAAGTGGCAGGTGCCCCTACCCCTGCCGCCAAAACTGCCGATCAACTACAAGACGAAATAAGAGACCTTGAGCAGCAAAGACTAGCTTTGCTAACGAAGAACGGCAGAGTCCCTGCTGTCAAAAGTAAAGCCCGTGCTAAATACGACGCACTTGGCGAACAGATTGATACGCTTATGGGGCAGTGGGCTAAAGCCGACCGCACTGAAAGAGCCGCTAAAAAACCTGCTGAAGCTCCTCCTACTGAAGTCGCGCAACCTTTTAATGAGTTTGAACAGCAAGAGTATGACTTAGCGCAACGCCTTATAGCCCTACCAAACCCACAGGCTGTAGCTTTTGGTGAAGGTATATTAAACAGACTGCAAGGTCCACTGCGGGGTAAGGTTAAAAGCGATCAAAAGTCTGTCGATTTTATTACTCAAAAACTGCAAGCTTTTGAAGCTCCAGCAACTACTGAGTCAAAGTTAAAAGGTACGCTGGCTGATACGTTCCGTACTACTTCAGCAAAGGAAGCTGCATTACTGCGGCAGTATAGTAACGAAATTAAAAACAGTGGCCCTGCGTCGGGGGTGCTTAATACAGTAAACGATCTGATTGGGCAATTGTTTGAGCGTATACGTGCGGCAGGTTTTTCGCCTGACAATGCCGGTCGTAAATCGGGTGCGCCTCAAAATGTGGTTGATTTAAACGATCTGCTTACCAAACTTTATGCTGGTGGGTATAACGTAGTAGCGCAACGTCTAGCACAGGACAGGCAATATAAAACTTTCTCTCAAGATAAACTTCAAAAGTCTATTGATAGCCTACAGAACGATATAGCGTTAGCCCAAGCAAAACTACAAGAGTTAGCCACAGGCAAACGTACTATTGAACAGGTTAAACAAGAAAGGGATGCACTACTAGCTGAGCAACAAACGCTACGTACATCCACAGGTAAACCCCCTGCTGTGCGTTCACCTGCCCGTAGAAAATACGATGCCTTAACGGAACGCATTAACCAGCTTTATGATGAAGAACTTAGGCTAACCCCTAAAGAGCCTATAAAGGTTGAAGAGGTTACAACGAAAGACCTTCAAGACCGTGTAGCTGCTATAAAAGAAAGCATAGCTGAAACCGAAGCTGAATTAGCTGCGGCAACTGAAGATGGCAGCATTGAGGCGCTAGAGAATAAACTTGATGCTTTAGAAAAAGATCTTAAAAACGCACAACTTGATTTGCGCGAAAAAATCGAAGCACAGCGTGAAGAAGGTTTGCTAGATATCGTAGAGATATTGCTCGGCGGCGATGAGTTTCAATCAGGTACGTCTAAGAAACGAGCCTACATCGATAATGTTGGTGGGGCATATAACTCCCAAGGTGAGTATATAGGTAACGTGCTCGTTACTAACCCTTCGTTGCGTAGAGCCGTAGCAAAATATTATAAACAGTTAAAGGCCGGTAAGATTACCGCTGAGCAATATGCTGAAGAAGTAAATCGCATATACGAAGAAACCAAACAAGACAAAGAGGCTACTGATCTTGTACGTGGGCAGTACAACTTCCGTGAACGTATGCTGCGTGCTTTACGTCTTGGAGAACTGCCACGAGTAGGCGTAGAACTTGCTGAATGGTTTATAAGCCAAAACCCAAGCCTAATAAACGATCTTGCTATATCCATACAGCAGGCTAAAAAAGAAGGCCCGTTTGCTGGCGCGGCTGGAGTCTATTTACCGCTACCACGAATCGTGCGTTTGTTTGTCGGTAGTGTAAAAGACACGACTATTATTCACGAAATATTGCACCATCTTGAGCGGTTGATGCCAGAAGAAGCTCAATCCGCAATAAGAAAGATGTGGCTAACGTCATTGGTTGATAGGTTAAAACGCAATATCCCTGATGCTGAACGCAGATATTTAGCATTGATCCATAAGCATGAGATGGGCGGGGGAGATGCCCAAGCCTTAAAACAAGCTATGGAGATGGTCAGCAAGGGGCAAATACCGTATCAAATGTACCAGTACATAAACCCCTCTGAGTTTTGGGCGGTTAATGCTACCGAAATCGTAAAGGGCAGATACGGTGGCACATTCTCTGTAATAGCTCGGATCAAGCAATGGCTTAGCGAACTTGTAGAAAAAGCTAAGGAGTTGTTTGCGCTGCCTTCTAACGCTCCACTTATACGCGCTTTAGATAGCCTAGCCAAAGCCGACGGTTCTTATAAGAGTGAGCACCTACTAGCTAAAAATTTAGAAAGTTATCAGTCAATTGTTAGCGGTGCTAACGATGCTAACGAATCAGATTTTGCTCCTATTACTGCGGTTGAATCCCCAGAAACGCTTAGACAATGGTTTGGTGATAGCAAAATAGTTGACAAGGACGGTAACCCGTTAGTTTTATATCGGGGAATTCGTGGCAATGCAGAAGGCGCACTTAATGCCGAACCCCGAGAAGGGTATAACGTATTTGCATCAGATAGCCCAAATGTTTCTGCTACCTACGGTATGCCTGATGAATTTCACGGTATACCTGGATCAATTGTTCCGATCTACGTCAAAGCAGATAAATTAATTGAGTTCCCCGTAACTGTAAATAGCAACGGCTCGCGCACATTCGACAAAGTAGAGTTTGATCGTCGCGCTAGATTTCTTGGTCCGGGTGAAGTTCTTGTGGCTAGGCAGGTTGTGGATGTCGGGCCTATGGCTTCTGAGGCATATACGGTAGACCCAGAAAAACTATTTTCTTACCCTAGTGATATTTATGCTCTCGGTAGGGGAACTCCGGTTAAGTCTGCTGTAGGAGTAAAGTCCGCACAAGCCGCACAAGCCGCACAAGCCGCATCGTCTAAGTATGAACCTGATCCTGCTGAAGCGGCGCTTATAGAAAGTAATCTTGAGAACAAAACGCTAATTCAAGTCGGGGACTGGTTAACCAATAACGGACCTAACGCTGCTTATAGGATGATAGCCAGAGCAGCTACACGCAAGCTACGCCAAATGCAAAGAGCTGGTGTAACTTTTGGTTTTAAAATTGTGCATCTCGGGGATATGGTTCCGCCAGGGTTTGCTTATTCAGGTAGAGGTTATACACACACCATGTTTGGTGGTGTAAACAAAGGTACTACTAACGTATATATAAATGGCTCTGATGTAACAGGCAGATCTGGTGTGGCTTTTTATGTAGCCCTGCATGAACTCATTCATGCCGCTATGATGTCCACTATTAGATTAGGCCGACTAAAATCAATCAATAACGTTGATCTGCAAAATACAGATTTGCATAGGTCAGTAAAAGCTCTTTATGATGTATATGGGGCGATAATAACCCACATAAACAACAGAAAAAAGACAGTACCGTTCGATCAGTTAACTGAGATAGAACAAGAAGCTATAAAAAACGGGAACAATGCGTTTGATGATCCCGATGAAATAATATCTTGGGCGTTAACATGGCCCGAAATGCAAAAGTATTTAGACAGCATACCGTATAAAAATACGAAAAGGTCTCTATGGGGTGCGTTTGTAGTTGCTATACGCAAATTGCTAAATTTGCCTGATACTGCTGATACAGCGCTTTCTGAAATTTTGCAGGTTTCTGATGAGTTGTTTAACGCTGATATTAAAGAACTAAAAAATGTAGCACGTATTAAAGGCGAGTCTTTAGCATTAGCTGGACCGCCATCAGGACAACAACCGCAACAACCGCAACAACCGCAGTTCCCCAAGCCTTCGCCTCCGGGCGTATCGCCAACTACAGGTGTGCCGTTTAACCAGCCACCCCCAACACCTCCCGGCGGTCAACCACCGATAGTGGCGGGTAAGAAAAGACCTCGTGCTGCTCGCGGTCCTATCAGTGGTAAGTCGCCTTGGAGAACTGCTGAAGACGTAAAGAACACGTTGGTTGGTACGCTAAACAATGCGTTAAAGACGCGCATGCCTTGGGGCAAAGGAGTTGGTAATCTAGTACCTTCGCTTTGGAACTCTGCAAACAATAAACTACGTAGGGCGTTTTTGTTCTCTGCAACGCTGCGCCAGCTTGCAGATGTCACACGTTATAAATTCCCTCAATTGCTAGCTGCGATTAACATCGTAGACAATATGACTTCTTTCCGTTTGAGCAAACTCGGTGAAGCTCAGATAATTGCGAAGGACTGGCTTGACGCGCAGAACAAAAAGCCAGAGCAGTCTACGTTGACTGGCAAAATTATGTTGGATGCCACCATCAACGGCAAAGATCCAGACAAAGGCCCAACAGGGCTAGCTAAACTTGATGCTGCGTGGGCTAGCCTTGACCCAGAGTTCCAAGATATATACCGCAGGGTCAGGGACTATTTTCATAATAATTTGAAAGAAATGATCCGCGAGATGAAGAAGCGGGTTATACATCTCCCCAAAGCCGAACGTCAGGCTGCTCTTCGTAAAATTAATGAGCAGTTTGGCCCCGATAAACTGATATACCCGTATTTCCCATTACGCCGCTTTGGTGAATATTGGTTTCAAGTCGGTAAAGGTAATTTCAAAGAGTTCTATGAGTTTGAAAGCGAAGTTACTCGGGAGCTTTCACGGTTGGCGCGTATCGATGAGTTGAAAAAGGGCAACGCGCAACAAAGAGCTTTGGCCGAAACTGTTCGTCATGGCGCAGGTATATCAGAGCTTTATTCTAAAAATTTAGCATCTACGCAAATACTGCAAGATGTACAAGACCTTATCGACTCTATTGTGCCTCCTACCGGTGCTACGTCAACTAAGACTGCTCAGGAAGTTCGTAAAGAATTGCAGGATAGTTTGAATCAACTGATTTACATCATGCTGCCGCAGCAAAGCATGCGGAAGATGTTCATCAATCGTAATGCTGTTCAGGGTGCAAGCGGCGATATGCTGCGGGTCTTCACCGACGTGGCTGTACACAGTGCGTATCAGATGGCTCGGTTTAAGTACGGTGAAACTTTTATCAACAACATCAACAGGGCTCGTGAGTATGTTGCAGGTGCGTTTAAGTCTGATACAGCCGCTGTATACGACGATTTTATTAAAGAATTAGAGGCACGCACTAAGACGGTTCTAAGCGCAGAGGATAAGTCGTTCCTAGCAAAAGCTGCTGGAACTGCGGGTACGTTTGTATTCTTCTCGATGCTGTCTTCGCCTTTTACTGCTCTGTTAAACACACTAGGTTTTGCTGTGTTTACTGGCTCTAAACTCGGTGGTAAGTATGGCTACACCGAAGCCAGTGAAGTCATGCTTAAAAACATGGGAAGGTACTGGCAAACAGCACCTGGGCGTATGCTCAAGCCTGCTGCAAAAGGTTTGATGTTCCAAATGCAGTTCCCCTCAATTGTTGAAGGGGGCAAGCTTTCTCCTCTGTTGCAGCGTGCTGCTGACCGGTTTATTGCGGAAGGTCAGATCAACGTAAGCCTGACAAACGATATTTTTGATTTGACCGAAAGACCGTCTGAGCTATACACCACGCGGTACAACATCCTTAAGAAAATTTTAGGTGGTCTCTTCCATCAGTCCGAACGTGCTAACCGTGAAGTTGCACTGATGTCGGCTTTTGAGCTTGAGTATAATCGTCTTCTTAACTCTCCTAAGCGGGATACCCTTGGCGCTATAGAGCGTGATGCCAATGGAAATCCAGTAACTTACACTCCTGATGAAGCATTTGAAGAAGCTATCCAAGAGGCTAAACAAATTGCTGGACTAACGCTTGGTGACTTTAGCCGACAGATGAAGTCTCGGTTGTTTTCTAATGTTCCACTGAGCGTGCTCTTAAAGTTCAAACAGTACGCTTTTATGGCAACGTATAACTACCTGCGTGCATTGCAGCTTTCGGTCAGCCCTCTGTTCGATAAAAAAGAATTAGACGATATACGGGATAGGTTAGTTCAAGAAAAAATCCCTCAAGCCGAGATAGATCAGAGGATGAAGGACATCAAGCAGTTCAGACGCGATATAGCTAAACAATCTGGGAAAGAGCTTTTAGGTATCTTAGGCGTTACGTTCTTATTTGGTGGTGTGGAAGCGATGCCGTTTTTCTGGATTCTGCTGCCCGCTATGTTTTTGATGTTGGCTTCTGATGACGATAAAGAGGATGAAGAGCTTAGCTATTTGAACTGGTTCCGCAACTGGGCTGATGAACGGTTAGGTGGCATGTCGTTTGCTCGTGGGCCAGTAAGCCAACTCATTGGTGGTTCACTATCTGAACGTGTCAGCCTTGACCCATTAAGCATGTTCTATCGAGATGGACGCTACTCCCCTGATGTTGTCGAAGGGCTAATCCAAGACGTTATAGCAAATGCTGGTCCTGTGGTGGGTCTTGCTATGAACTGGGCCGAGGCTGCTAAGTTGTTTGGTGAAGGTCAGTACAGCCGAGCTTGGGAAAAGATACTGCCTGCTTTGTTTGCTAAACCTTTGCAAGCATACCGCTATGGTACTGAGGGTGCCACCACCAGATCCGGTGAAGAGCAACTGGCAGCGGAGAAGTTTTCCGAGTGGATGCTAGTTATGCAAGCCGTAGGTTTGCAGCCTGAAGAGCTAGCTCTAAAACAAAAGTCTGTTATTCAAGCTAAAGAGTATGAACAAAAAGTCCTTGCCAAAGAGACTGGGCTTCTTAATCGTTTGTGGCTTGAGCGTAATAACGATAAGGGTTTTGATGCGGCCCTAGACAGAGCACTCCAGTTTTACGAAAAGTACCCTGACATGTTGCCAGAGGATGGGGACTTCTCAGAAAAACTTATGACATCGTTTGAGGTAAGAGCAGAGCAAATCGCTGAAGCTGAAGCCTACGGAGCAAGGATTGATAAACGGTTGCGTGAACGCTTAGCTCCTATGCTTGAGTACGGGCAACCAAAATCTAAAGAACCAGAATATCGATTTGTCCCCCTGAAATAAAAAACCCCCGCACACAGGCGGGGGTAAAGTCGTCATGAATCAACAGGAGGAGAACACCATCAAACTGAGCGAATCATACTACGCTATTCGCCAAACACGCAAGCCCCTGAACCCATTTTCAATCACAGACTTCGATTTAACCTCAAACCCAAGCCGTTTAGCTCGTTTTTTCACGTCGTCCTTGGCTATCTTTGGGTGAATGCACGGCACAAAAAACGAACTGCCTACTCTGAACTTGGTGAAGTCTATGTTGTAGTCGATCCCATCAATCCGCATCCTGCTTGGCTTCCTCTAAGTCCATGCCGGGATCGTAGTACTGCTCAGTGTCGATGAACCCACCCTTGCTGCAATCAAACACATAAGCCATGACAGGCGGCACACTGCTAAGTTTTGTGCCTTTGTGCATACGCTTTTGCACGATGCCTTGGCATATGCCGTCGGCAGTAAGATCGTTGATAACATCCTTCATCGTGATACGTGCATCCTGACAGAACTTACGGAAGAACTTGCAGTCGATAAAAAGCTTCTGCGTGTCCGGTTCCATGCGTACTATCAGCTCACCAAACGGCTCGCGTATCGGTAATGACTCGACGTTTGTGCGTCGGTCTGCTTGACCATTGATGACTAGCGTATGCCGAGCGTAGTGGTTCCAGAAGTCTGCGATGACACCAGCGTGGTCGGTTGCAGGAGGTTTTATGTCCTCGCGCATCTGAGACATCTCACCGATAACCCAACGCAACACACGACCCACGTCGATGTTGTGCAGTCCTAACCGCTTAGCAAACTGGGCACCTGCGATGTTGCATGCAATAACTGCCGACCAGAACCGTTCGCGGTTGGTAAATTTTGCTTTCTTATCAATGAATTTTTGAAGTTCTTTGACCTCGCCCACACGCTCTTCTATGTTGGCAACCAGATCTCGGATGTAGACCTTTCCGGCGTGTCCATAGTTCGTGTACAGCTTGCTGTAGATTTCGTCGGCTTCTTCTTTTTGCAGTAGCTTGGACTCAGGTACTGAAAATTCCAAGACCCGCATAAGCTCAGCATCGGAGCTTGTCATACTCTTTAGCTTGTCTACCACTGATGCGTTAGAGCTGCATAGCAGGATGGTTGCCCACTTAGCGAAGTTAAACCGCTCGGCGTTATCGTTCATCTGCATGCGACCACGGCCCCGACCTTGCGATACGCTGTAAGCAAAATCAGAGAAGTCATTGTTGGTCATCTTGGTAATCTCGTCGCAACCGAGGCCAAGATTATTCATAACGCCAAGGCGGTGATGCCGTGTGTTTGCTGTATCACGCTCAACAAGCATCATCTCTTCAGGGTGCCCGTACACGCTGTGCATGCACTTCAACGATGTTGTTTTGCCAGTGCCGGATGCACTGTTGACCATGTTGATGATAGCCCCCGGTTGGTTCAGGAACTTCATCAACGGTGCGCCGAAAGCAGTGAAAAAACCGAAGGAGTGGGGCTCAAACCCTTGGCGCTCATAGACGCTGATGACTTGCTTCCAATTCTCTAGCGTACCCACAGGTTCAAACGCATGGCAGTACTGCTTGGTATAACTCGATGGTGGTGAATACTTGTCCCCGTCCGCTCGTACTTCTGTGTCGCCTATGATGAACGACTTATTGTTCTCGGTCCAACCAAACTGATTTCTCATAAGTTCTGCCTCCGTTGAGCATTGCAATTCCTTAACGAAATACACGATGTATTGCATGATGCTGTCCATCTGCTTTTTCAAGCCGACAACACCGAACCACGCTAACCTCGCTCTAAGTTTTTCTATAACCAGAAGTTCGTCAGCGGGCAGCGCGAACTCTCTAACACCATCTTTGGGGGTATGTAGTCGAAGCCATATCACTTCGCCTCTCTTAGGATCTCGCAGCCGCTTCACGACATACAGATAGTGCTCATATACAAGCGAAGGATCTTCATCGTCATCTGACGATTTGCGGTAGATCCCGCCTTTTTTACCTGCAAAGTATGGGAACGGTAGCGGGGGTATGGTGTACTCAGATATGGTATCTGGTTTGTTCTCGATGAACCCAAGCACCTTGCCTTCATCGGCTTCCACGACTACTTGACCGAGAACAATGGGACTGCTGATCTTCCCTTTGTTCGGGCAGTTCTGGCATCGAGTGGCATCTATCTCTTCAAAGGTACTGCAAAAAAACGGGCCTTTAGTAAGTGCAGCCTTCTCTTCAGTTTTATGAGCGTCGTAATCCGGGTGCTTGCGGGAGATATCATGGATAGCTGTCGCGCCGTCTATGCAACGTGTCGCAACTGACAAGACGGCCCTCCACAGCGGTTCTTCGATCTGATCCTGATGATCAACCGCATGCTTAATGTGAGCGCACCCTTCCCCTTTATCGCACTTCTCTAGTATCAATGAAAACTTATTCTGCTTATTACCCATCAATGACTTAGTCAACTCATTCAACCCGCCTGTGTCGTAGGTCGGTGTCGGCGTAGGCGATTGGATGTCTACGCCGAGTAGGTTGTTAAAGTCATCGTAGGCTATGGGCTTGCCAGTTGTTATGAGTTTTACGTCAAGCGCTGGGTCTGTCTTAAAGTTCTTGGTATCTGGCAATCGTAAGATAGATGCGATGTCAGCAGTGCGAGATGGGTCTGCTTTTAGATTGTGTTCGTGGCAAAGCTTTTTAAGTTTTGTAGCAGTGTGACGCCACTGATCAGGCGTTATAGGATCTTGCAATTGCCAGTAAACATGGAGCCCACGCCCTGAATCTACGATAGTCGGCCTTGGTAACTTCAATGTGTGGCAAAACTCTTTGAGTGCTTCTATGCCTTCGTGCTGATCTGCATAAGGCTTATCAGCGTAGCAGTCGATATCAAGCCAAAATGATTGTGCCGACTCAACGTTATTCGCTTTACGGTTCTTGTCGGTTGTGTACTTAGCACAACCAAAATAAGCGTTGTATTCGTTGCTAACTAAATCAGCAGCTTCCTGCTCAACTTCTTCGATTGTTGTTACAAACTTTTGTATTGCAATTGTTTCGGGTTTTAAGCCTACCACGCAGTAGTACCCTGTTGTGGGTAGCAGTGCGGTAAGCAATGCTTTGATGGTCATAGCCGCTCCTCAACCAGCCGCAGTGTAAATAGGGGCGTCAAGAGGTGCGGCGTACCTCCTTTCACTCCGTCGAGCTAGACGCCCCGTAGCTTGCTAAACCCCAAGTCGCTCCAAAGTGTCTTGCAATTGCTGAAGTCGGCTTTTTCTTGGTTTCATCCTACCGAACATCCAGTTGTATACGGTAAGCCTACTTACACCAAAATACTTTGCAAGATCACTGACGGGCACTTGGTTGTCGATGCAGTACTTTCCTAACCTGATAACAGGGTCTGAGGGGTCTCCCCCTCGGATAGCTTCAACTAACTTCAATGAGTATCCACGGGCATCCATTATTCATCGTCCGTAGACCAATCACTCATGATGTCAGAGAAGCCCTTCTTGGCAGGGGGCGGCTCGGCGTTCTTCTTGGCCGTACGCTTGGTGGGTTCCGGCTCAACCACAGTATGCACTTCGGCAGAAGGCGGCGCAATCTGCTTGGCAACTGGAGCGCCGACTGAGATACGCAGTGCGTTACGTGCCTCTGGAGTTTCGCCCTGCTTCTTAGCTTCAAGCCACTCTTCGCGGCTCAAATACCGCACAGGTCTGAACACAAGTTTCGGTGTGTCACTGTCGGTATCAAACCGCATCTCGGTTACAAGCGTATTGACGTTGCGCCCTTGTGATCCAAGATATTTCATGTACTGCTGGAATGGCATCTTGTCGGTATCACCGCGACCAAACAAAGACTTAGATGGCAAAGCCAGCTCATACACATCACCATCAATATACTCAGCTAGCACTACAGCCAGACGCTGCTGGAACCGGCAAGCGCGAGACTCACCAACACCCGAACCCTTGACGTTCATGGGGCATGACTCGCACTTATCGCTTTGTGGCGAAGAAGCAGATGCGTCAGGTGTAACACCGTCGTTAGAGAAGCAGTCCGGTGCTGACGTGTCACCGGGGTTATAAGACTTAGCATGGTAGTACCGTGTGATATCTTTACCACCTGCAACAATCACAACGTTCATTGCGTTGTTCTCGTTTTTAGATACTTCTTTGCCGCCTACGACAAGACGGAATACACGACCACGAATCGATATCCTCTTGCCGCCGTTACCTCCGGCGTACTTACGAGTCATCTCGTCCATCTCAACTTCTTTGAGGTAGTCGGGTACTGATTGTTCAAAAAGCGTTACATTAGACATGGCTATTTCCTATCTGCGTTTAATGGTGATGTCGTACTCTGAATCTATGTTCAATCCGGGCGGGCGTGTGTCAGGGTTCTCTTCCAAAAACTCCTTCATGTTACTTTGATGAATCCGCTTCTCCAGCAACTCTAGCTTCCCTTGTTCCTTCAAGAAGTCATAGAAGTTTGACCAATCGTTCGTCCAGTAGCGGCTTTTGACTGTACGATACGCAATCGCATTACCTGTGCCGAGAGAAGTCACGCCAGACTCTTTGCATACCTCAAGCAGCTTATGCTTGAGAACGGTCATCTGTCTATCAAGATCACTGACCTTAGCATCGTATTCTCTTGTGAGTTCTTCTTTAGTGCTGCGAATTTTTAAGAACGTACTGATAATTTTCTCGACTTGTATATCCATGTTTCACCTCCGAGTTTTAAATATACCTAACAAACTAAAGTGTGTCAAGTATTTATTTCTTGTTTGTAGAGATCGATTATTCTCGAATGAAAGTCGAGCTTGCTCATCAGCATGGAGTAGAGCTTAGCCTCTACAGGACTACCTTCGATATGCACAACCGTCACAGGATTGCGCTGCCCTTGTCGGTGTACACGAGCGTTAGCTTGTAGGTAAGACTCGATAGAAGTCACAGGTGCGTACCATATGACTACGTTAGCCGCAGTGAGCGTCACGCCATGTGCTGCTGCTTGCGGTTGGATAATGAGAACTCTGGGGTTGTCGGTTTCCTGAAACCGCTGGAAGATGGCAGTGCGTTTGTTAACGGGCACACTTCCGTCGATGATCTCTGATGTCACGCCGTTCTTGGTAAGGTGATCTTTGATGAGTGCTAGTGTGTGCGTGAACGGTGCAAAAATAAGAACTTTGTTAGTCGCTTCGTCGATCACTTCCTGTACTGCATTCATCCGGTCGGATACATCAAACTCAATAACGTTTCCTGCGTCGGTATAGACAGCACCACAAGCTATCTGTAGCAGCTTCGTCAGGTTAGAAGCAGCATTAACTGCACTAACATCCTCGCCCACCGCTTGCATGATGAAGTCCTTCTTCATCTGCTTGTAGTAGCTCAACTGCTGCGAAGTCATCGGAGCGTACCGCGAAACGTTTGTGACTTCTGGCAAATCAAGGCACTCGGCCTTGGAGAACCTGATGGCTGGTTGCAGTAACTTGTGTACTACGTCGATAGCGGATGGTTTGGGTATCCACTTGAACCTGGATATCTGGAACATCACGCTATCACGATACTCAGTGTATAACAGTGGGGTACGTCCTGGCACGCAAAGCTTCGCTAACCCGAAAGCATCAAGCGGCGATTGCGCGGCGGGTGTGCCTGTCATCATCCACAGGTACGTATGCTCGTTAAGCAGTCCCCGCATAGTCTTGAACCGTTGGGTGCGACTGTTCTTGTACGCGTTTGCTTCGTCGATGATGATGAGGTCGAACTTACCTTTGATCTCGTCCTTCACCACATTCACGCCATCGTAGTTAATGATGACGTACTCGGCAGCGTTGTTGATAATGTCCCTGCGTTTGCTGGCTGTGCCATGCGCGACACTCACCGTGCGGTGTATGGCGAACTTAAAAAGATCTGCTTGCCACGCCGACTGCATAATCGATAGCGGGCATACCACAAGCACACGTTTGATGACGCCCAGCTTCATTAAGTAGTCGGAAGCCCAGATTGCAGAAGCTGTCTTGCCAGTACCCTGCTCATTGAAGCAGAAGCTCCGTCGGTGCAGCGTTAGGAAAGAAGCCGTGGTCTTTTGATGATCCATCGGCTTATATATCCCCGGCCAGTCATAGTCCCTGACAATGGGCGAAGGCACGTTCTTGATATTCAGTTGGCGAAGCGTCTGAGCCTCAGCTAAACCCCAGTTGACCGCTACCTCATACACGTCGCCTTGCTGCGCTACAACCTGACTGCCTTTGATGGTTTCTTTTATCCTGCTAGGGAACTGCGTTTTTATGAGTAGTAATTCATTGTTAACGATTTGCACGGCTTTTCCGTTCTCGTGGACTGACCTCAGAGATCAGCTTATGTTTGCCATCGCGGTCAAAAGATCTGTTGTTAGCTGCACTGACTACAGCCAACCCGTCTTTGTATGAACCGCCGTTTGATAGTGCCTTCTTGTGGTGTACATCCTTGCCGTCGCCTTTGTGTGCCAGACCCTTCTTCATCATGATCGCTCGCGCTCTGTTACGTTCGGCGCGTTTCTTTTTGACCTTCTCAGTACCGTCGTACTGCTCGTATTCTTTCTTGTATGGGCGGGGCTTGTTGACGTAGGGCATGGTAGGCTCCTAGAAGGGGGCTTCCTCTATGTCCAGAGGAACAGCGGATTTAGCAACCCTTACCATTACCACATCCCGCTTAGAAATAAAAGCGTAGTGCGGGAAAGGCCAGTTGTTATCCGATGGGATACGTATGCACAGCATACCGTCCTCATCCTCATTCACCACGTAGCCGATTTCACCCGTGGATTTCACTCGTACTCTAGTATCAGGCTGCATGGTTACCCCTTGCTCGTATGGCAGCGGCGCAGTCTTTTCCATGCTTGTACCACTCAGGACCACCATTAAATACATTCAATGCCGGATGCACCCCAAGCACGTCACACACCTTTGCACACGCCTCTCGCTCATGCTCGGCAACAAGGGCAGCGAAGCGTGTTACAGAATTCAATGGTTTTTCGTCAGACCCGTAAGCTAACCCGGCCTCCCGCGCCATCTTGATAATGTCTTCTCTAGTCATCGTTAGCCACCTTTCTAAGTAACTTAACCAGATTTTCAAGCGTTTCAAGACTGTAGCTACCAGCGGTTAGGTACACCACCACGGATGGCGTGGTTGGCTCCCGCCAAACTTCGTCCTGACACCTTTTCCATGTGTCGGCAATCCACTGTCGTGTTTGCTCTAGCGTCATGGCGCTTGTTGCTATGGGCAAAGGCTCTCCGTCTGCTGGTGTCTTTGCGTTTTTGTTTTCGCTCATGTGTTCTTCTCCTTCAAGGCTTGCTCAATTGCTCGGGCAAACTTTTCTTCCGGACCCCAACAACTGTTAAACCCAATCTCCCGATCAATAATTTCTGACACCTCCTCATCCGTCAGCCCAACCCACTCTGTCGGTGCGCGGTACAAGGCCGTATCAACGGGCAATACGGTAACCCGATCAATCGGTTCAATGACGCAATGCCCGTTATAAAAGCCCGTTGTGTACGCCACAGGCTCCCATCTACTTTTAATCTTTTTTATGTCGTCTGGTGTGTGGGCTCGCGCTTGTGCTTCGTCCCAAGACTCTGCAAGCCATTCCTTCCATTCATCTCTTGTCATCGGTTTGTTTTTCGGCGGTTCCCAACTCTCACACTCACACACATATCGCCCTGCGCTATGAGATGCGTCACGCATGAATCCGTGCGGTGCGTCGGGATGTTCACTACACCTTATGCCTGATCGCTTGTGTTCATCTTCCATGTTTCACTCTCCTTCATACGTTCTTCGTAAACTTCCATTAACAACTCAGCAGCTTCTTTGATCTTGAACTTCTCTGCTGTGCAATAGTCAGGCAAACCCTCGGCGTAGCCTTCAAGCCATGCGGCTAGCATGGCGAACTTCCACAGTTGGCTACTCATCTGCCTTCCTCATAAACGGTGGATCTTTTTGGTTGTTCAGTATGCGAGCGATCTCACGGTCGATATACCAACGTGCCTTTCTCAGATCTTCAACCTGCTCACCTTTGAGTCCAGCTCTCCAAAGATATTTAACAGCATTGCCTATACAGAAATTCATGTGCTCGGTAATCTCTATACACTCCACCCCCGAGGGGTGGTTCGTATAATGTTTTGGGTGGTTGACGTTGTCATTCATACCTTGTGCCCCTCTCGTATTCTCATAATAGCTTCAGCCACTAACGCTTGGGCCTCACGCACGATGCTTCGTCTACCTCTGATCACACCGAGCATGAAGCCAACCAAGAACCCAAATCCCCATATCAAAGTATCTTCCATCCCTTCACCTCATTTGTCCAAAATCTTTTCCATAACTGCATCGTCGTAAGACGTGCGCCTACTTCAACCATTTCAGTGGTGCTGTACTTCTTACACTCATGTTCTCTGCCGGGACTTATCCATGTATGTTTAAAACTGTAATGGGGCAGATACGGCACACCGCGCAGAATGAACACAGGTTGTGTTTCCGTTTCTGCTGGTTTGTTTAAATTCATCATACTCATAGTTTTCCTTTCTTAATTAAATTACCTGCCTCATCAAAACCCATCACACCTTGTATTACCTAACGCCACCGTGCCTGCCCTAACAAACCGCACTGAATAAAACCGAACCGAACCTTACCTAGCCTGCCTGATAAGACCTTACATATAACAACTAACCCGACCTCACCTAGCCTGCCACAACAAACCCGACCCGACCTCACCTCACCCGACCTCACCACGCCTGCCATACCATACCTCACCGCACCCCGCGTTGCCGCGCCTGTCCATGCCGGATCAATCCTTGCCTGCCAAAACGAACCGCGCCGAACCATACCCAAAGGCAACCTACCGAACCGAGCCTGCCCTACCTCACGTCGCCATACCCCACCTTGCTTAATCTAGCCGCGCCTTGCCTGCCGAACCCCACCGCACCAAGCCTGACCTTACCGTACCCGGCCTGCCTAAACCTTCTCTAGCTTGTTGCGTAGGACTAAGACTTGTTCAAGCAGTGCTTCCATCTCATCCACCATATCAAGGGCTTGTGCTACGTTCTTTGCTCTTCTTAGCGCACCAACAATGAGTGCAACTTCATTATTGATAACTTCCCTTGAAAGATCTTTATTACTACGTACTTTGGTAAGTGTGGTGTAGCCTTGCTCGTTACCTTTTTTGCTTGGATCACGTAGATAGAAAGGTGCTTTAATAACAACTTTCTCTGTGGTTACAATCACGCGCACAGAAGCAATTAGATTACGTGCGGTATCAATCCAGTGCTTATGTGCTGCGCTCTCAACACTCCAGTCAAAGTAGCTATGTAAAGGACTTGATGGGTTCTTAGCATCTGCCACTACGATGTCTGGTGTAAGCGACCCTCCGTGGAGGGCCGCAATCTCCTCTAATCTTTTAGCTATTGCGGCTCTATCCATGTTTATCTCCTTAAGCTACTTTCAAACCACGACGTTTGGTCTCTGTGTTGAACCACGATAGCAACTCTTCAGTGTCATCGTCATAAGCCTCTGGGTTCTCCAGTGCTTCAAGTTGCGCTGCCTTGCCACCTGTCTTAATTATTTCTAAGAAGTCAGAATCATCAGCATCGACAATCTTCCAACGACCGTAGTTACCTGAACCTTTCTCAGGTCTCCAATCACCTACGCCCATCGTTATACCTGCTGTAGCGAAAAGGTTAGAGATAACTGTATGGTTCAAAACCGGACGCACATAAGTGATGTCAACCTTACATGCCCACTTCGGTACGATGGCGCGAGTGCGTACATCAGGGGTCTTGTTGATGTCTGCTGACCGAGTGATACTTGAGAAGATCTTAGGAACACCGAACAACTCAAGACGTTCATTCTCAACCGTTGTCAGGCGACCAATCTGTGACTTCTTAGCTCCAGGCATATCCAGTGCAGCATTGCGTAGCGCACCTTTAAACTGCGTAGCTAACACAGACAACTCAGTTGCATGATCACCTTGCGGCATACGGTATGGCGATGAGCGATACTCAGTCAAAGGATCGTGCTTCATTGATCCTGCTTTCTCAGCAGCAGTCTTGCGACCGGAAGGAAGAAGCAGTTGCTGCCATGCCTTCTCAGGCATACGATTGCAGATCATCGGTGTAGTTCCTAGTACATGGAACGTAACCGTTTGGGTTTCCATCTCAACGATTTGAATCGTATCTTCTGTTACTTTCTTTGTAGCCATGATTTTTAATCCTCAATAGTTTTAGAACTTACATTGTTTGGGTATCCGAACCTAAGATCAATCCTTGCCCGATCAAGGGCGGCTATTCTCCGACGCTCGGCAATCACCTTGGGGTCTTTCCACGGATAAGGTTGTTTAAGAAGCCGCCACTGCCGTTTGAACGTTTCGAGTACGTTTGTGCTTTCGCTTGTTGTCTTTATTTGCATCTCTTTCTCCTGTTATGTTGAATGGATCACTGAAAAAAGGCTCGGGTATGGTCACCCTTGCCTTGGCAAACTTTCTGGAATACAAACGATCTTCTTGTTTCTGGAATAGCTTCTCCTGTTTTGTAGGTTCCATCGTTATGAATTTGTAATGCCGCTCTGCCGTGATGTACGGCCTGTTAGGGTCTTTCTTCAAAAAGCTTTCAACACAACCCCACCTCACAAGTCTGGTCATAACAGCGTAAACAGTGCTCTTATCGAGCTTCGTCTGCAAGGCTATGTCCCTGACAGTGGGCGGCGTCACCCGCTTCTTCACGTACTTGAGAACTTTGATCTGCTTATCGGTCAGGGGCTGTGGGGTCATCGGTTCTCTCCTTCAACCACAAGATGCAGCAGCGTGAGTGAAACAAGGCTTCCTCTGCGTGGTGCAGTGCATGCTCATAACGCTGCTCGTTAACACACTCGTACACAGATTTGAGTGCAGTGTGTGCGTGCATGAGATGTTTGCTTATGTCTTCCATATTGCTCACTTAGTGCGCTCAAGGATTGAAACCAAACGATCTTGGATCTGGCGTAAGACGTGCATCTCACGAGTGAGCTGACCTATCTCTTTACCAACTTCCTCAATTTCGTGTTTAATCGTAGACTTAATTGCGTCCCTTTCCAAAGACTCATACATTTCTCTTTTCTTTTCGATTACTGGCAATGAAGCAATAGACGAGGCTGCTGAAACCATCTTCGTAACAAAATCCTGATGGGCTTTAAAAAATTGCCCGTCTTTTATGATGCGGCCTTGCTCGACCAAACGTGTTAGCACCTTATAAATAGTGGATGCTCTGGTATCCAATTGCTTAGCAACCGCCGAGGCTTTCATACCGCCAGACTTCTCTAGCATCTTTACAACTTTATCGTCATACATAGACTTACGCATGTGATTAACTCCTTCCGTTATGTTCACAATCAGTTACAGGACAAAACTTCTTGCAGGTAAAGTTCTGCTTCGGGTTCCATGTGTTGGAAGCAAAACACTGCTCTAATCGGTCGATCTCGGGCAACCACCGCATCCAGTATTCGTCTGACTTTTCTTGTGCATAGTCAGCCGTTACCAGATCGTGGGCTACCACGAAAACCAACCCCGCTTTTACGTGGGTGACGTAAGGGAAATGCTTGAACACCAGCAACGACAAAAGCTCAAGTTGCTTAGTGTCGGCAAACCGACTCTTGCCCGTTTTGTAGTCCACGATACGTGCTCTGTTATCGTTTACTACGAGCAAATCAGCAATCCCTCTTAACCACACGTTAGGAGCGTTAAATTTACAAGGCTCAAACTCTTTCGTTAGGCCCATCTCATATTCACAATACTTAGTCCCCGGCAGCTTCTTGAGTACATCTAACTGTGGGCGCATAAATTCGTAGTCAGGATGAAGCGGCTTATCAAGACTGATGTAGTCCTCAGCAGCTTTGTGTACCGCCGTACCGTAAAGCAAATGTTCTTGCGGGGGTTCAACAATATCTTTGGTGACACGTAACCGGTAGTACTTGCGCGGGCACTGCTGAAACAGTGACATGCTGCTGTACGACCATGTGTACTTATCCGATGTATTTGACTGTTGTTCCATATGTCTTTCCGTATTTGACTTCGCAATTCAAAGGAAGCGTACTTGCCCATGAGGGTCGCCATCTCATGCACTCTTGCACGTAGTCACAAGCCGCTTCCCATCCACGCTCTGGTGCTATGCAAACAATCGAGTCATGAACTGTGAGGACCACCGGATACACTGCTGCAACCTTTAGCATCTGCTGTGCTATTACACAGCGAGCCAATGCTTGGCAGACGTTCTCCACAACCTTACCGCCGTAGATATTCACGTATCCACGCTTGGTTGCGTAACGGTACTGAATAGTGTCTTGTAACGGCCTCCCTAGTTTTGCTGCCCTTCGCAACGAAGCCTCAGTATCGATTTCGATCTTGGGGTATTTCAAGGGTATGCCGCTCGGCATGTCAAACCCAACTCCCGGCATAAGCTTTACTGCCTGTGGTTGAAAGCCAAACTCAGTGGTTTTTAATTCTTCTGATGCAAGAGCTTCCAAGCACCGCTGTCCTTCTTCCCATAGGTTAGTAATGAATCCGTTTCTGCCCCTGTATGTACCGATGATGTACCGAGCATTATCGATGCCCATATGTACGCCGACCGAGTTCATATGCTTCATGAACTTCTCAGCCCCTAGGCCGTAACCACATCCGAGCACAACCGTTTTGCCTATGAAGCGTTGGGCTTCAGTCACCTCCGACACATCGCAGTGATACATCGCAGCGGCCATGATCTTGTATACGTCTTCACCTTTCTCAAACGCATTAACCAAATATTTTTCGCCAGCTAGCCATGCAAGTATCCGCGCCTCGATTTGAGAGGAGTCGGCTTCGACAAGCACATGCCCATGAGGGGCGCAAATGGCTTGCTTGATCTTTGATTTGCGAGGGATGTTCTGGAGGTTCACCTTGTCGTCGCCACCCCAACGACCAGTGTGCGCGGCGTAATAGCGAAGGGGAACGGGGAGGCTACCCCGAAACGATATGTCAAGTAGCCTCTGCGTCCTTGTCTCTTCCAAAGTTGATTTTGTGCCTAAGCGAGCAGCAACAGCGCACTGGACGCGAGGATCAGGATGCTCAGCTAAGGCTTTGAACCCATCGTCATTCTTTGCTAGTGCAAACGTAATCTTCTTCGTTGTAGGACTCATCTTCATCGGCACATCAACGCCCCAAGACTCAAGCATCGCGGCAAACTTTGGGTTAGACATCAGAACTTCTTTGGTGACACCTGCTTCTTCAAGAAGCGTTTCCTTCTGCGCTATCACTTCGTCGAGGTGCTTCTGTAAGAAGGCAGAGTCCAAGGTCAGCACTGGCATGGTGAACATGCGTAACGTAAGGTCGATTACCTTTAGTTCGTTCTTGTTGAACGACTCCTTGAACACGTCGAACAACTTGTAGGTAATGTCCACGTCGTTAGCACAGTACCGAGCGTAGTTACTTAGCTCGTACGATGTGAAATCTTTGCGCCGTTTGCCAAGTGCTAGGACTACCTCGTTGCCTTTCTGACCAAGGTTGTAACGTTCGGCCAGTTTTGACAGACTGTTACCTGCCTCGATGCCGTCCACTGCTCGCGCCATGCACAGCGTATCCAAGTACACAAAGGGTTTGATGTTGTAGCGCCAGCTAAGTATCGCACCGTCGAACAACATGTTGTGGGCTAACACGAACGCATCCTCCCACGGGAACTGTGCCAACCACTTTGCTGTCTGCTCGTGCGTACCACTAAACCATTCAGTCGGCTCGTCGTCCACCTTTACGCAAACGCCGATGGTTTCAAAGCGTGGATCGCGCACGTACTCTTCGGTTGTGATCTTAGATAAAGAATATTCTTTATCATAGAACGTTTCAAAATCAATCGTTAGGATCATAGTAAACCTTTATGCGCTTGGAATGGAGCTTTCCTATCGCGGGAACGGTCATTTTTTCGGTCGGCACATATTGTGAATTATCCTTGGACTGTTCTAAAAGCCAGTCCTCAAGAAGCTGAAGGTTATTTTCGTTGATAACAAAGGCTACCCCTTTGTGTAACCTTATATTTTCCATCTCGGTTGTTTGTAGCAGTGTCGGCTGATTGTTTCCCGCTTTGCATTCTATAGCGAAGAACTTGCCGTTCACGCACCCGACGATATCAGGAACGCCGCTTCTACCGTAACCACCGGTAGTGGGCTTGAAGTAGTAAGCGCAGTACTTGAGCAGTAGATCGGTTACCTTCGATTTTACTTTGCCTTCAGGGGTCATGTATCTCTCCAAAAGTTGACTTAGTATAGTCTAATGTTTGGAGGAACGCAAGTAGAACCCCAATAAAAAAGGGACAAACTGACGAATGGTCAGAATGTCCCCCGAAAGGAAACGCAGAGTTAGAGTGCTCTGCTCACTTGTCTCAACTAGGAGTCTGTGATTATATCACCGTTTACGATGACGTAAAGATCTCCGTCGCCACATTTCATGCGGATGCCTACATTGCGTACTGCTTGATTCACCTCAGTGAACTGAAGCATAGATACCTTGTCCATGTACGGCTGTACAATATCTTCCCTACTAGGAAAGTGACTTGTGATGTACTGCTTCGAGTTACCGTGAACCATCTTGTCTACTAGCAGATACGAACCGTCGCGCATGTGCTTGATAGCTACTGCATGGCACTTCGCAAACGATTCGAACAGATCGTAGACGATCTCGTAGGTATGCCATGACTCGCGTAGTTTGTCAGTGACGATACTCTTGAATAGCTCAGGAATTTTTGGTAACTCTGAACCGTTGCTATCCATAACATCGATGATGAAGCCAACGGCTAGCGGGGTTACTTCATCTTGTCGGTTGTACGAATAGAGCATGTCGCGTTGTGCTCTCCAGTGAATATCATGGATAGCGGCACGCACGTCGTCGTATACCTCCTTACCAAGCAGATCAACTTGCTTAGGCTTGAAGAACTCGATGATCTTTTTGGTAGCAGTGCTAGCATGCTCAGTTACCACTGCGTTTCTGTTGCCGCGCTTCTTCTTGATGTTGTCGCAAGAAACAGCAAACGTCAGCTTATCCTCGCCACGGTGGTGTCGGCGTTTGTACGACACTGTGCCAAGCTGTTGAAAGCCTTGGATAACAGTTACTGTGCGGTAGTACTTATCGCCATCTACCTCCACTAGCTCATCAGTGTTCTCACGCAACACCTCAAACTGTAGCGAAGGGATCTGGTTGTATGCGCGTAACAGCACATTTATAAGCGGGGGCGCCACTTCCATTTGAGCTGCCCCTACTTTCGTATCGATCTTGATCTTAAACATATTTATCTCCTTACCAGTCAAAGCGTGACAGAATGTCATCGACTTTCTTCTTGAGTCCTTCACGCACTTGATCGCTTTCTTTAACCGTGTCGGCGTTGATGTTGTACAGCGACCGCTCCAACTCCTTGCGAGCATGGGTCAACTGCGGATCTCGTGTGACGTTTAGTTTGTCCAACATATCCACAAGCTCTACTGCGTTTGTTATCAACGTAGAGTGAAAGCCTTTGCGGTTGCCGTCCTCATCATCAGCAAGCCGCTCGGACATGTGTGTCAGGCACTCGTGAAGCCGATCCCATACTTCACGCATCGCGGTGTTGACACGGTTAGTAGTAGTCTGCGCGTACATGGCTTCCAACTCTTTGCGAGCTTGATGGCCTATGTCGATGCGAAAGTCCCCCGATGTCGGCACAGGCGAGAAGGCGTAGCGGAACGAAAACTTCTGCATCACATCCTCTAGCGGTGGGTAGTCCTCACGGTTGAATAACTTGCCGAGCGAGAACGCCGCCGCAGAGACCATATCCTCGTAGCTAACTTCGAAGTTGTCTCGCAGGCGAAGCCAGTTCTGATGATGCTCGTCGAGTCTAACCTTGAAGCCGTCCATGAATACTTGAGATGTAAGAAGCCGTGGACCCTTGTCGGCCCAAGGAAGTGTCTGCTGGTTATACCAAAGCCGGATGCGAGCCGAGTACTTGTTCCACGCATCGAGTGCGTTCTGACCAGCAAGCAAGTTCTTGTGGTAGTTGCCAGCGTTGATCTTCGTTTCGTTCTGTTGATCAACTTCTTGTGATACTTTCTTATCCAGCTTACGAGCCGTCCAAGTGGAGATGTTCAACTCGATGAGCATCGCGCTTGTTTCAATACCTATGTGTTCCATGATGTACTACTCCTAGTTGAGACAATCTGACGGGATGTCAGATTGTCGTGGTTAAAAACTTTCTTATTCGACGTAAACAACCGAGCCTACTTTGGGCTGGAAGTTCTTGTTACCGATCACGCACCACAGCACAGGTGCAGATCCTTCCCACGCTTGCGCGTCATGCTTGTAGAAGTAACCGTCGGTCAGCATGATGATCGCTTGTGGTTTAAGATCTTTCTCCTTGATGTGCTTTGGTACGCAATCAGGATCAGTCCCGCCACCACCCTTGGGCTTAGTATCAGTCCAGAAGTTAGCGATCTCTGCACCGCGATAAGTCTCATGCTGTGCGACTGCCGTATCCCAGTACAGAACTTCCATTGCTTCAGGCATCAGCTCATCACAGATCGACTTCACCTCAGAGGCGAACTGGTTCAGTGGCTCGCCACCGATAGAACCTGATGTGTCGATGCCGTTGACGAAGGTGTGCGCCTTCTCGCTGATGAGCATGGGCATGACGATATCCATACCGATGAAGCGACGGTTCGGCCTACGCCAAGAAGTCTGGTCTCGGCCTAGCATCGCAGACTTGAGGAACTCACGCAGTGCCGCACGCCAGTCTACTTTGGGATGCAGAAGCTCATCGATGCCGCGTGGCACGTTGCCTTTGAGCTTCCCTGCCAAGATAGCACCTTCACGCAAGGCATGGTCGATGTCACGCTCAAGCTCTTTCTTCTCCTCCTCGTCGAGCTTCTCAGCATTCTCCCAGTCATGCTTGTCGTGCTGTCTGCGCTCCATCTCTTCTTTGCCGCCACCATCACCCGACGAAGGCTTACTGCGGCGACGATCTGACGGATTGTCAGGTTGTCCACTACCCCCCGACCCGCCTTCTCCACGTCGCGGCTTGTCACCATCGATCTCTTTGAACTCTTTCTTCAAAAGCTCATACACTTGTTTGGTGTCCATACCACGATACTTCTCGTCGATAAGACCGATCTTGTTACCGTCCTCATCTGTCGGGAACTCCACCATGTTGCTCTCGGTGTCGGCATCAGCGATCTGTAGATTGATCACGTAGTCCATCGCCGCATTTGCAAGTGCATGATTCTCATCAGATAACGCTTTCCACGTTGTCATATGACGATATGCTTTGTGCATAGCCTCGTGTATAACCACGAAGTTGATCTGCTTATCGTTGAGCCGCTCCATGAACTGGCGACCGTAGACAACATCGCGTCCGTTGGTCCCCGCAGTCATGAACGGATCATCCGTCACGGATACTTTGCCGATCATAAAGATGCCAGAGAAAAGACAGTAGTTCTTGTCTTTCATCAACTGGACATGGCAACGCTCGATGCGTTGCTCGACGGTTAGTTTATTTTGCATGTTTACTACCCTCGTTTGAATAAAGTAATGTTGCCTTGGTACTAAAGAAGCTAATCAAGTCATTGAGAGGCACGCCATCAGCCTGAGCGTTAGCGCATATGATTGATGCAAGTATGTGTACTTGCATATCTAGCTCTATGCCGTTTGAATCCAAGATGTCGTATATCTCGCTGAGTACTCGCCTTTCCTTCTCCATGTTTTCCTCCTAGAAAAGGTACTGGTTCTCACGCATCCACTGGACGAATGCGCCGCTTGTGAACAGGATGTCGCGCTTGTCCTTGTTCTTTGCTGCTGTGATACTGAACACCGACTGCAACTCTTTCGGTGTGCGCTTCAGATACGTAAACCACTTGTTGATATTGCCCCGATCAATTTTCTGCACTGCACCGTAAGCCATGATGCACAGAGCCGCAGGGGATGTGGGGATCTTTGCTGTCGCAGGATCATGCAGTATCGACTCCCAACTTGGGAGCGAGTCAGCAACCTCGACGTAAGCAACCAAGTCACGCCCTGCGTTATCACCGATGGTCCCGCACAGCGCGGATATCAGCGTATCGCGCGAAAACATGGCCCGCGCTTTGATGATGTTGCTTGCCTTCTCGCCCGAGCGCGGGGAGAAGTATGACCGTTGCGGGTACTTCGGATTAAAGATCATGTGGTTCTCCGCTTGCGTCGGATCTTTGTACGATGCCAAGCAGTGTGGATATGCCTTGACCCATGCAAGAAGCTCAGGTGCAAAGTCCTTTTCAGCCCCGTACTCGATGTAGCTCTCGGCTGTCGGGTTAGCGATGGGCACCACCGTCATGCGGTTGATGCTGTGTGACTTCATCATGTCACCAACCCCGTCGGTGGAGTTGTTACCTGCTGTGACTACGATGGTATCCTTGTGCTGTTTAAAGCCAGCGATCCGCCGCTCATGAAGGAGCGGATGCAACATGTTTTGCACAGCTTGGGACGACGGCTTGGAAAACTCGTCGATGAATATCACAAGCGGCTCGCCTGTGTGGAATCCCCAGTGTTGGTTGGGGTACAGCATGGTAGTCTGCGTTTCGCGGTCAGGCATCGGCACACCCAGATCGCCTAGATCTGTTGTCGGCGTATCGATGTAGACCAAGCGAAACCCTGTGCGTTTTGCTAGGCGAGAAGCCATAGCTGTTTTGCCGATGCCTGGCTGACCAACTAAGTGGACAGCGTTTGTGTTGCCGATAGCGAGGATCAACTCCTCGGCTTGTTGAAGGGATACTTCGGTGTTGAGTCTGATTTCCATTTTGTTTCCTAGTTCCTAGTTGATGTGTAATTGTTGTAGACATTCTGACGATGAGTCAGTTTGTCCCATTGTTGATCTGTTCGATAAGAGCGTTATCACCGCAGTAGCGTACGAATACGGCGTTGTGGTTGTGTACTACGTGTGTTGTTGGTTGAACCTCCTCTAGTCTGAAAAGTAAATGGGGATACTGAAACTTCAGTAGGTTTATAAACAACTGCTTCAAATCGTCGTATCTAAAGTACCGCATCTCCATCGAGGCACATAGCCGAATGAACAATAGATAGATCATCTCGTGGTTGTCGGTAACCAGTGCTTTGTCTAGCGTATTGAAGAAACGTGTTCGACGGACTCTTGCGTTCTGTGGATCTCGTTTGATATCAAACGAATAGAACCTACAGAACTCGTCTGTATCTGTGTAGTCACAGCTCGTATCAAGCATAGCTTTAGATAGCTTGACGTGAGCCTCTACTTGATCACACCTTCCTTTGTGGTCAGCCAAGAGTGCCAGTGCTGTCTTGCAGTACGACAGAAACGCTTCGTAGTTACCGAGCATCCTTTTCGTTTCTTTTACGTTCGCTCGATACTTGTGTATCGGCTTAACATCAAGAATCCTTTCGGTTCCCGTATCAAACACCAGATCCCCCGACGTGGGTAGAGGGAACCAATGTGTGCCTTCGCTTCCGGCACTCACAAGCACATGGATGACACTCCTGACTTTCGCAAAACCACGCAGTTGTCGGCCTTGCAGTACCCGTTGAAAGAACGACACCGTAGTCGCCGTGTGATAGGCGTGTGCGTTCATCACGATAGTTCCATCGGTCCTGAATGTAACGACAGGGTATCCATACAGCGTTAGCACAATGGCATTTGTCACTGCATCTTTGCGGATCAAACACTGTGTGTAACTGCGAGCACCGAGTGGACGCATGCCAGCGTACAACTTACTGGCATTAGTGAACGGCTTGATCTTCTCAAACCAACGCTCGGCTTGGTCGTATGACGTGAGCGTTGGTAAATTAGCACCACCTAATTGCATGACTATCTCCTAGTTTAGAAACGATAAGTATGATGAGTGGACAGAAACAATCTTTCCGTCCTTCACTGTGTTGCCCCATTTTTTATTGATCATGTTCTCGACAATCTGACGCTTTGTCATAATGTCGCGCCATTGATGTACAACTTGCATTACTTGCTGCTCGGTCGCGTCTGGATGCGCGAGCACTTTCTTCATGTTTTCTTCGAAATCTGCCATCTGCTTGATGATGGCTTTGTACTTACGAAGCATATCTATCTTGTTCATTTAAATAATTCCTAGTCCAATGAGTACGGCAAGCGCACAGGCGCAAGCCACGATTGCTACAAACACATGCTCGTCGTTCATTCTTCGCCCTCCCCAAAAATTATTTCTGTTCCACGGTTACTTGCAAAGGTTCGTCGTTTCCCTCGTGCAATCAGCATGAAGTCAGCCATTTCGTAGGCTTGCATGGCAAGTGAAGGCATAGCATCCTCGACCCAACCTTCAAAGATGTTGTGTTCCTCGTACATCTCTCGGTACATTTCCATCATGGCTTGCATGGCAAGTCCTGCAAAGTGATCTCTCAGTTCCATTTCACTCTCCTAGTACGCACACCCAACGTGTGCGGGTTATTCGTTTGGTAAACAACTTCTTACGCCGAGTCGTACGCACAAAGTTGTTGAAGTTTTTTACTGGCGGTGCTTCCTCGCCCGTAGCTGTGATGCGTAGATCGTCGGACTCAAGCACCACAAAGCCTTTGACCTCAAGCACTTTTAACAACGCGTCCCAGTCAGGCACCACCCTTGTCGGTACTGGTGTAGGTTCAGCGTTGAACGCATCGTTCGGCACGTCAGTTATCTTCACCGACTTGCTCCCACATGTGCATGACCAGATCTGCATCGCTGTAGATGTGGTCAAACTTATCAAACAACTTCTGGAATGCCTTAGCTTCAGAAAAGCTGAGGCTGTGGAACCTCAAAACCGTAGTCTTGTTGTCCTTGGTTCGCAGTTCGACAACTGCTCTGTACTTCTTCATCGTCGTTCTCCTCAATCAAACTCTGCACCGTCGTAGCACCCCGCAAAGAAATGCGGACCGACGAACGCTCGCACGTAACCCACTGTCTGTCGGCGTGTAGGTTTGGGCAATAACTTCAGCCACTCTTTGTCGCGCCTATTCTTTGGGTACTCGCGCTTGGGTTTGGCTAACGCCCACGCGAATATTTGGCGCACTGTTCTGCGCCTAGCTTTGTAGAACGTCTTTTTGATTCTCATTCTTTCACCCCCTTCTTCACCACTAGTAACTCACTCGTTTTGATCTTCATTGATACGCTCCTAGTTAAACAACATTAAAAAAGACAAAAACTCCACTTCATCTGATGTGCTTCTGGTTGGTTTGTCGCACGACCTCAAAAGCTGAGGTTGCAGTGACAAACTGGTAGCCACCTTTGCCGTAGGGCTGGACTACGCACCACGACTTGCGGTCGGTTTGGGATTTGCGCTCACCGCATGGTTTGCAGATGAGGTGTCCGTACTTGGCTCGCTTCTTACCGATGCCGTTGACTCGGCAGATACGGCAGTAGCCGTTCTTGGCGACATTCTGACTGACCGTCAGTTTGTCTTGCTTGGTGTCTTGTTGCATATGAACTCCGGTTGATGACGTGTGGACGAGCACCGACTCACCCCCTTTCGGGGATGTTGTAAGTTGGAGTTGTTGTGTTCTGTTCATCGATGCTACGCATCAATGATACCATACTTTCTTAACAAAGTCAAGTTAGTGTCCAATTTCATACAATACAAAAAGCCTTGAAAAAAGGGGCGAAAAGACGCTTGACAGACGAACGAAAAAACGTTAAGCTGCTCGCAGCTTAACGCCGAACTTCCGAGTCCGGCGTTTTTTATTTTTTGTATTGTATGAATGTAGTAAATATTTATTATAAAGTATATAGCTGGACCCCTTGATCTACGGGCTTTGTAGAGAATGTAGACGATGTAGTGCGTTTTAACGACCTACGGGGGTAAAACCGATTTTTGCTTTGATTGTGCCGAGCTTGCTCGTCTTCTCAAATAATTTGCCTAAACGACTTTTTTCGGCCAAAAACGCACTACAAAACATACATTATTTAAAATCAAGTACTTACGACACTACAATTACGTACTACATTATCTATTTTTTCACTACATTCATACAATAGGTCGGGACAACCTGACGGCGCGTCAGTTTGTCGTGCTTGACACGCGAGCGAAAAAGCGTTAAGCTGCCACGCAGCTTAACGCCGAACAAACTGGGCGACAAAGGCTACCTCGTTGACATGACCGTTCCCCCCAGAGAATTCTTCGTTTTTCCGTTTTTTGTTGTTTTTTCTTGATACCAGCGTATGGTATAATTTAAGGACATTATGACATGGGGTCATAGTGTCCTACTAAAGGGAAACAGCATGAAAAACGAAGCGATGATTCAAGCAGGTAAACTGTTCGCTGACAGCGAAACCAGTGCCGACGAAGCACTCGAAATCGGCGCACGTCATATTGGCGACAAGCCGACGTACGAGCATTTCGTTGAATGCCGGACTGTGTTCGTTGATGCGTACGTCAGCCGCAAGCCGAACACCAAAGGCGACGCGAGCGACCAAGCATGGAAACGATTCAAGGACCGACTGGTCGCCAAGTATGCAATCACAGTGCCACAAGCACCAAGCAAAGCCGCGACCAAGAAACGTGAGCAAAGGACAGCAAAGCACGAAGCACTGCTCAAGCAGTACGAGCATGCGACGCCAGCCGAACTGACGGACATGCTTCGCAAGCAGTACGAGGCGCAAGCAAAAAACCCTGCGCTTGATGATCGCAAGATCAACGAACTCAAAGCAGTGCTCAAGGCGAAAACCAAGGACGAACAAGCAGAGCAGGCGACTTTGCTCAAGTCGCTTCGTGCCGACGTATCAAAGTTGGTCAAGGCATGCGACGACCCAGCGAAACTTCGCAAGGCGATCAGTCTGCTCAAGTAGCCAAGCGAAACCCAGCGAACCCGCGAAAGCGGGTTTTTTAGGCTACCTCGTTGACATGACCGTTCCCTCTGGATTTCCTGGTTTTTTCCCAGTCATTAGTAGACTCTCTACGCTGATAGAAAAATCCCATTTGCTATAATTGCTTTGACTTTCTGAGATCGGCTCAGATTGTCGTTAGTCCCATAACTTTATAGGAGTTATCACATGGGTAAAAAGCCTGTTGTAGCAGCCCCAGTGGTTGCAGCCCCCGCCCTGATCCTCTCAGAGGATCAGAATGCTGCCGCTTTTGATGCGGGAGCAAAAGAAGCTCGCACTAGTCTTGATAGACTTAGCAGTGCTGAGAGTTACGCAAAAGCGCTTGGCACTAATCCTACTTTCATCCAGTGGGAAAGCATGCGAGTGAAATGGGTTGAAGGGTATCACTCGATTAAGCCCGATACCACGGCCAATGCGGGAGATAAAGCTTTTAACAGTTTTGCTAAGTATCTCAGTGAGCTTTACGGTATCGATAAACCCAAGAGTACTAGTGCAGCAGCAGTGAAGAAGGCTGAGGAGAGAAAAGCTCAGTTAGCTAAACTGGAGGAGAAGTATCAGGATCAGGATCTGCCCCAGATCATGCAGCAGATCGAAAGGCAATATGAGAAGCTCGCAAAAGCCCCCAGTGATAAGGCTGCTGAAAAGAAAATCAAGGAGCTTAAGAAAATAGCAAGAGTTAAAGCCAGTGGAGAAAAGGCTGAGCTTGCAGAGGAGATAAAGCAATTGAAGGAGGAGATAAGGAGCATGTTATCTGCCCAGCGTAACGTGGAAGTGTTACGTGAAGTACATGACTGCCTGAGCCAGTATGTTGATACCGATAGTGAGGAGTAAGATCATGTTAAAACTAAACGATGAAGAGATTTACGGTACGCTAATTATTAAAACAATAGTGTGCGGGATGTTCGATGAACATGGCCGTGAACGGTACTCTAAGAAAGTAACGCTGTTATCGGTTAGGGGTTTATCGTATGGTTCCGCATTGGAAGCTTTCAGGGAGTTTATTGCAGCTAACCCAAAGCTAGATAAGCTTCCACACTTTCATGCTTACTTTCAACCGGATCATATTCCGCTAGACTAACCCAGTCTTAATCCGATCAGCCCCAGACTAACCCTCTGGGGTTTTTTATTGCCCGGATGACTGGGCCCACCACCCCCACACCCCCCAAAATCGACCATACAAGCTGCCTCGCACTACGCACACTGTTTTGCACAGTCAATCCACATTTTTCAAAATACCCCCCACCCCCTTGTCTTTTTATATACTTGCTTATATGATCCGCGTTTAGAAACGCACCCCCTATATATTTTTGGAGTCCCGTTTCCTCCATGCCTATTACTATTACGCCAAACAAAGAGCACCCCGTACCTAAATCATTTAAGGATCAGAATGCAGATACGTTGCGTGAAAACGCAAGGGCGGCTGCAAATTCAGCGTCTTTGATGGTTGAGCTGGGTATGCCCTTTGAAATGACTGAGAGCGACGAAGAGGAAGCTAGAAAGCTTTTTCAAGAGTTTGACAAAAAGAAAGGCGAAGAAAAGGACGGGCATAACCCACCTGCTCTATACGACGGGGCGGTGTCTATTAAATTAGCAGCGTTACTTGATGCTTATGATAAGCAAGTAGTAACTGATGCAGTTCAAGTCCGTACGTTTATAACTAATCGTCTTCTAGAGCTTTCTAGTTGCGGCGTAGCTAAAGATGAGCTGCGTGCCTTAGAGCTGCTTGGCAAAATGTCTGATGTCGGTGCATTCACTGAAAAATCAGAAATTACGATTACCCACCGTACGTCCGATGATTTGCGTAAAGCTATCGAGGACAAAATTCACAGAATGCTCGGTAACGACGTGATTGACGTACAGCCGGTTAGCATCACCGAAGAGCTTGGTCTACTGGAATCAGTTAATGCAGACGAACCCACAAGAAGTTCAGAAGCTACAGCTATTGTTAAAGAACTTACCGAACTTACCTGAAGCACAGTTACGTTCGCTGCTTGCGGATCTGACTCAGCACGAAAGGTTAAAGGCTAGGGAAGTTGCTTCATCCAACTTTATGACCTTCGTAAAGCGGGTATGGCCTACATTTATTGAGGGTCAGCACCACAAGAGGATGGCTAGAGCGTTTGAAAAAGTAGCAAAAGGTGAGATCAAACGCCTTATTATTAACATGCCACCTCGGCATACCAAGTCAGAGTTCGCTTCTTATCTGCTGCCAGCTTGGTTTTTAGGTAAATACCCCAACAAAAAAGTGATCCAAACGGCCCATACGGCTGAATTAGCGGTCGGATTTGGTCGAAAAGTGCGAAATCTTGTCGATTCCGACGTTTATTCAGACATTTTCCCCGGTGTTTCACTGCAAGCAGACTCAAAAGCTGCCGGTAGATGGAACACAAACAAGGCGGGTGAGTATTTTGCTATTGGTGTAGGGGGTGCGGTGACCGGTAAGGGTGCCGATTTGCTGATTATTGACGACCCGCACTCAGAACAAGAGGCAGCACTAGCTGCATCTTCGCCAGAAATATACGATAAGGTGTACGAGTGGTACACGTCAGGCCCGCGACAGCGTCTACAACCGGGTGGTTCTATTATTGTAGTGATGACTCGATGGGGTTTGCGTGACTTAACCGGTCAAGTTGTCAAATCAAGCACTCAAAGGGGTGGAGATGACTGGGAAGTCATCGAATTTCCAGCGATTTTGCCCTCTGGGAACCCGCTTTGGCCTGAATTTTGGTCGTTGGACGAGCTTTCTGCGCTTCGGGAAGAACTGCCTAATAGTAAATGGCAGGCTCAGTACCAGCAAAACCCAACGGCTGAAGAAGGCGCTATTGTTAAACGCGAATGGTGGAAGCGTTGGGATAAAGATGAGCCGCCAAGGTGCGATTACATCATCCAATCTTGGGATACTGCGTTTGAAACGACCACCCGCGCAGACTTTTCTGCATGTACAACGTGGGGTGTGTGGGTTAACGAAGAAGACAACGCCATAAACAACATCATATTGTTGAATGTCATTAAAGACCGGATGGAGTTTCACCAGCTTAAGAAAAAGGTGCTTGAAGAGTACAACGAATGGGAGCCAGACTCGTTAATTGTCGAGAAAAAAGCTTCTGGTATATCGTTGTATCAAGAATTACGTAGAATGGGCGTGCCGGTTCAAGAGTTTACGCCAAGTAAGGGTAACGATAAGATCACACGGCTGAACGCAGTGTCTGACATTATTGCATCTGGGAAAGTATGGGTGCCAAATACTCGATGGGCTGATGAACTTGTCGATGAAATAGCCAGTTTTCCGTCGGGCGAGCATGACGATTTGGTGGATGCTACGACACTTGCGTTAATGCGATTTAGAAATGGCGGGTTTTTGCGTTTGCCTTCCGACGAAGCAGATCCTGTTGTTTACTTCAAGGGGCGTCAGCAGTACGCCTACTATTAAGGATAGATCATGGCTACAAGCTTTTTTGACAAAGCACTAAATCAAGCACCCCTTGGGTTGCAGAACGAAGGTCTGGTCATGGAGCCAGACATCGAGATTGAGATTGAAGATCCTGAGTCAGTATCAGTGGGTCTTGGTGGTCTAGAGATTGTGATCGGCAAAGAAAAAGAAGAGGAAGGGTTTAACGACAACCTTGCCGAAGACATGGACCCCAAGGAGTTAGCCACCCTTGCCGAAGATCTGTGTAGTGATTTTGAAGACGACATCTCGTCCCGCAAAGACTGGATGCAGACTTACGTTGATGGGCTGGATCTATTAGGACTAAAAGTTGAGGACCGCACGGAGCCTTGGCCGGGGGCTTGTGGTGTGTACCACCCCTTGCTGACAGAGGCTGTTGTGAAGTTTCAGGCCGAGACCATCATGGAGACATTTCCAGCGCAAGGTCCGGTGCGTACCAAGATTATTGGCGAAGAAACTAAAGAGAAGAAAGAGTCTGCTATGCGTGTGCAGGCAGATATGAACCACCAGCTCACTGATGTGATGATCGAGTACAGACCTGAGCACGAGAAGATGCTGTGGGGGCTGGGGCTGGCGGGTAATGCGTTTAAGAAAATCTACTTTGACCCAGGGCTTGATAGACAGACGGCGATGTATGTCTCCGCTGATGATCTTGTAGTTCCTTATGGGGCTGCGAATATTGAGACAGCCGAGCGTGTTACGCATGTTATGCGTAAGACTAAAAACGAGCTGGAGCGGTTAATGGACAGTGGGTTCTACGTTGATGTAGAGCTTGAAGATCCTAGCGATTCGCTTGATGAAGTAGAGAAAAAGATTGCAGAAAAGATGGGGTTCAGGGCAACTACCGATAACCGGTACAAGCTCTTAGAAATGCACGTCACCTTAGATCTCCCAGGTTTTCCTGACAAAGATGAAGATGGTAAAGAGACTGGGCTGGCTGTTCCGTACGTTATTACCATTGAGAAATCAAACAGTAAGATCTTAGCGATTAGACGTAATTGGAACCCTGACGACGAGTTAAAGAGAAAACGCCAGCACTTTGTCCACTACCCATATATTCCAGGCTTTGGCTTTTATGCCTTCGGGCTTATCCACTTGATCGGTGGATTTGCTAAGTCGGGAACGTCGATCCTTCGACAGCTTGTCGATGCAGGTACGTTATCTAATCTTCCCGGCGGATTTAAGACCAAGGGGATGCGGACTAAGGGTGATGACACCCCGTTTGCTCCGGCTGAATGGCGCGATGTGGACATAGCCTCGGGTGCTCTCAAAGACAACATCATGCCGCTTCCGTACAAGGAGCCGTCGCAGGTGTTGGCTGCACTCATGGATAAAATTATTGATGAAGGTCGTAGGTTTGCCTCTGCTGCTGATCTTAAAGTCTCTGATATGTCGGCTCAGTCTCCGGTTGGGACTACGCTAGCGATACTAGAACGCACACTGAAGGTGATGTCGGCTGTTCAGGCGCGGATTCACTATTCGATGAAGCAGGAGTTCCGGCTCTTAAAGACCATCATTGCTGATTACACACCTGAGAGTTATGACTACGAGCCGATTGATGGTCGTCCCAGGGCTAAGAAGTCAGACTACGACAACGTCGATGTAATACCGGTCAGTGATCCAAACGCAGCGACAATGAGTCAGAAGGTTGTGCAGTACCAAGCAGTTATGCAGTTGGCTGCTACTGCGCCGCAGTTATACGACTTACCCTATCTTCACAGGCAGATGTTAGAGGTTCTTGGTATCAAAAACGCCGAGAAGCTCGTGCCAATGGAAGACGATATGAAACCGACCGACCCAGTATCTGAGAACATGGACATGTTCCAAGGCAAGCCGGTCAAGGCGTTTATCTATCAAGATCACGCCGCACACATCACAGTGCATATGTCAGCACTGCAAGATCCAATTACTGCTCAAGTTCTTGGTCAGAGTCCAAACGCTCAGGCTATGCAAGCAGCATTTATGGCGCACATTGCCCAACACTTTGCCTTTCAATATCGTAAAAACATCGAAGACAAACTCGGGGTTCCCTACCCTGCACCCAACGAAGAACTGCCCGAAGAGATGGAGGTCGAGATCTCCAGACTTGCAGCCGCAGGAGCACAGAAACTCTTGCAAGCTAATCAGGCGATGGTACAACAAGCCCAAGCACAGCAGCAGGCACAAGATCCGATTGTGCAGATGCAGCAACAAGAACTTCAGCTTCAGGCTCAAGAATTGCAGCGCAAAGCAGCTAAAGATCAGACGGATGCCCAACTTAAAGCAGCCCAGATCGAGACCGAGCGTATGCGGATTCAGTCACAGATGGAGATGGACGGTGCCCGACTGGGTGCTCAGATCGTCAAAGACCAGATGGAGCAGGAGTTCCAAGCAGGTGTCGAAGCTGTTCGTAATGAGATAGAGGGCACACGAATTGGTGCTGATATCGCTAGGAATATTGCTGCAATGCAGCAACAACGCGAACAGGTAACCGCTAAGGCTGTTGAGCCAAAGAAGGGGGCTAAATGAACGAAACCGAGAAAGTTTTACGGCATTTGATTAGTCGTTGCGGTGATGAGCAGAGGCATTTAGCCGAAGTTCTAGCGCAAGGGCTGGCAAAGGACCACGCGGATTATCGCTTTCAGTGCGGTGTGATGCGTGGAATTTCAGTGGTGCAAGGATATCTTGCCGATATGTTAGAAAGGATGAGTGACGACGATGAGTGAGCTCCTAGTAGGGTCTACAAGCGGCTCTGCGACGGTATTGCCTGAAACCGCCGAAGAAAAAGCGCGACAACTTCCTGATCCATCAGGTTATCGAATCTTATGCACGATCCCCGAGATTGACGATAAGTTTGATAATGGCTTGATTAAAGCCGATGTCACGATGCACCACGAAGAATTACTGACGACGGTGCTTTTTGTCATCAAGATGGGGCCGGATGCGTACAAAGATGAGAAGCGATTCCCGTCTGGGCCGTATTGCAAAGTGGGTGATTTTGTATTGGTACGTCCGCACGCGGGCACACGACTGAAGATTCACGGTCGTGAGTTTCGCATCATTAACGATGACTCTGTCGAGGGGGTTGTAGAAGATCCTCGCGGTATTAGTCGCGCATAAGGGGTTTAAAAATGGCTGAGCAAGAAAATGCCAACACCGAGTTTGAAATCGAGATCGAAGACGACACTCCTCCCGAAGATCGTGGGCGGGAACCCTTACCCAAAGAGCTAGTCAAGGAGCTTGAGGAAGACGAGCTTGAAGAGTATTCCGAGAAAGTCAAAACTCGCCTCAAGCAGATGAAGAAAGTCTGGCACGACGAGCGTCGTGAGAAAGAACGTGCGTTACGTGAGCAGCAAACTGCGATTGAAATGGCGCAGCAGTTGCAAAACGAGATTAAAACGCTACGTTCTAAAGTGACTGAAAACGAAGGGCATCTAGTAAATACAGCTAAAAATGCTGTGGAGTTAGAACTCAAAAACGCTGAGAAAGCCTACAAAGAAGCTTATGAAGCGGGAGATTCTGATAAATTATTAGAAGCCCAAAAGCAATTAACTGAAGCATCTTATAAACTTGAGCGGTTAAAAGGATACAAACCCCCTGTACAACCGCAAGAAACTGAAGTAAATTTACCAAATTCGCAGCCACAGGCTCCGAGGTTGGACCCAAAAACTGATTCATGGCGTAGACAAAATACGTGGTTTGGATCAGATGACGAAATGACCGCTGCCGCACTTGGCCTAAACAACAAACTGCTTAGGGAACGCGGTGCAGCATTTGAGGGCACTGACGAGTACTGGGAAATCGTTGATAAGACGATGCGTAAAAGATTCCCCGAGTATGAATGGGGCGATGAACCTGCTGAGCCTGAGACAAAATCACCTCCAGCACGTACAGAAAGACCAGCTACTGTTGTAGCTCCCGTTTCTCGTAGTACGACTTCCAAAAAAGTCAAACTTAATCAATCCCAGCTTAACGTCATCAAAAAGATGGGAATAACTCCTGAGCAATATGTAAGGGAACAAATGAAATTGGAGCGTGCAAATGGCTGAAAATCGTTTATCCAGAGAAGTTGAGAACCGTGAGAAGTTAGCTCGCCCTAAACAATGGAAGCGTGCGGATGTCCTACCTGAAGTCGATCCAATGCCTGGATATGTACCCCGCTGGGTGCGTGTGTCCTCGCTTGGTAAGGCTGACCCCAAGAATATCTCTGCCAAACTCAGAGAAGGTTGGGAGCCGGTAAGGGTTGAAGAGCAGCCAAACCTTATGTTTATGCGCGATGAGAACAGCCGGTTCAAAGACAACATCGAGATTGACGGATTGTTGCTCTGCAAGATGCCTGAAGAGTTCGTTAAACAACGTACCGATCACTTCAACAATGTTGCCAAATCCAACATGGACGCTGTAGACAACAACTTTATGAAAGAGAGCGATTCCCGTATGCCACTCTTCGCAGAGAAGCGTACCAAGGTTTCGTTCGGTAAAGGAACTTAACTTAAACGAGGTCAAAAATGGCTTATCCTGTCATTGATGCTCCTTACGGTTTTAAAGCTGTTAATGAACTTAACGGTCTACCGTACGCTGGAGCAACGCGACAGTTCCCTATTGCCCGAAGCTACAACACGAACCTGTTTTACGGGGATTTGGTGCAGCTAACGACAGACGGAACTCTTATTAAAACGTCCTACTCCGCCGCTTCCAGCCCTACTACACCTATCGCTGGTGCAATTGGCGTGTTTGTTGGTTGTCAGTTTACGAACCCAACGACTAAGCAGCTTCAGTTCTCGCAGTACTATCCTGCTAGCACTGCTGCAAACGACATCCTGGCATTTGTCATCGATGATCCGTCTGCTGTGTTTAAAGTTGCTGTAGTTGGGCAAGCGTACAACACGATTTCTAATACAGTGTCTACAATTGGCTACGCTAACCAGTCGCTTATTGGAACTAACGTGTATGCAATTACTGGCGTTGCTGGTAGTACGACCACAGGTAATTCCAAGATGGCTGTATCAGGTACTTACCCTGCTACCAGCGGTACTGGTGTTAAACGTGTTGCTTCGTCTGATCTGCCTTTCCGCGTAGTTGCGCTTGTTCCTGAAACTGCTTATACCGTAACCGGTACAGGTGGTACTTCTGGTTCTTCAACCACTTTGACGTTAGATGCAGCTATTACTGGCCTTCAAGCAGGTATGGCAGTTGTTGCTCCAGACGCTTCGGCTGGTGCTTACTTTCCGGGCAGTTTTAACTACGTTACTAACGTTAACGGAACTACGGTTACGTTGGCTTCGGCAATCACTCTAGCAAGTGGCTCACAGGTTTCCTTTGTTGGATTCCCTGAAGTTCTCGTTAAGTGGAACCAAGGCTGGCATAGCTATCAGTTCGCAACGGCGCTTGCGTAAAGGGGAAACTAAATGGCTATTTCACGCGCACAACTATTGAAAGAGCTTCTCCCCGGCCTGAACGCATTGTTCGGCTTGGAGTACGCTCGCTATGGCGAAGAGCACAAGGAAATCTACGAGACCGAGACTTCCGAGCGTTCGTTTGAAGAGGAAACCAAACTGTCTGGCTTCTCCGCCGCTCCG